TTAAAGCACAATCTCATTCTGCCCCATCGCCGGAGCCTCGCCATCTATTTTTCCTGCCCTAATGTAATACTTCCCGCCCACAGCCCCCGTCCCACGCACTCGCACCACGCCGCCATCTAATAGCGTTATCAAACTGGTAACGCTATCGGTCACAGATAACGTACCGACCAGCAGCGGATCACGCGGCAGCAGCTCCTTAAACATCGCCCAGGTATTGGGCGTTTCTTCGCCGATTTGGATGGTCTGTCTGACGCTGCCCAGCGAGGCTGCTATCGACACGCTGTTGACGATACCTTTAATGCTTACACCGTCCAAGGTCACGCTGACCAACTGGCCGACGCTGACCAATGGCACGATAACGCCATCCATTGGCACTGACAATGAACGCACCGACGGCTGAGTGTACTGACCTGCAATAATGCGCTCACCCAGCGCACGGCAACCAATAGCATCAGTCATCAGCGCATTGGACGTGGTCGAAGCCAGCCTTGCGCCATCCGTACCACCCAGCCTGCACCACGCCAGAATGCCGCCAATTTCGGATCCATGCACATAGACGCCATTGGCCTGATACGGCACGACTGGGCGCTGGCTTAACTCGGTGATAACATCTTCGGGGATGACCACATCCGGCGACAGCAGGCCAAAATCCCACGGTAACACCGGATAACGCGGCATGATGTTCAATGTCTGCGCATTGCGGCTGGGCACAATCATAGCGCCAATATCGCCCACCAATGCCGCCAGCGCTTGTATCGGTGTCTGGTTGTTGTAGCTGTAGGCTCCGGACGGAATATTCCACACCGCCGCTGTCCAGTTGATTGTCCAGCCGGTAGGCAGTTGCAGTTCTGCCAGCTGTTGTACGGACAGCGTTGACGATTGCGTAGCACTGGTCGGTTGTTCGTAAGGTTGCCCCAGTAATGCCGTCAAGCCGCGACCGGACAGCGTGATATTACGTTCGGCAAATTGGCGGCTGTGTTCAATACGTTCGACTAACACTTTCCAGCTGTAGCCGTTGATGGTGATGACCAGCTGCACTGGCTCGTCGCTACCCACCTGCTGGACTTTGACCAGATCGGATTTGTCCAACAGGGTTCCGGAAAACTGCCATGCGAACGAATCGGCATCTAGGCTTAAATTGACCGACTCCATCGAGATTGGCGTTAAGTCGAGCAGGGTAACGGTGATGGTGTGTTGCATGATATAGGTATCCTGGACGGGAATGGTGACAGTGACATGACCGGGCGGATCGACAGGGTCAGGATTCGGCGGGTAAACCTGAGTAGGCACCCAAGGCGACGCGCTGCCGCCTGTCCAGATGCGCATAGCATCTTGAACGTGGGAGCGGAACTCGACACCAAGGCGCAAGGCACGTTGGAAACGAGATTCGGTTTCGGAACGGATAACGCCACGTTGGTGGGTGATACTCAGCTCAATCAACGGCACAACGTAAGGCCAGACAAATGCATCAGCGGGGTTGTAATCGGCGTTGCCTTGCAAGACAAAACTCGTGCTAGGCGTGTATCTAAACTCAAGCGGCGGCTCATCGGCCACGTATTTTAATTTGTGGTGGATGGTAACGCCGGTATCTGCAACCGGGTGCGTGGTTTCTGTGTAGGTAAATTCGAGCAGGTCAAAACCGGCTATAAAACCATCAGACAGTGGGATGGCCTGCTCAACGACAGCCGAATAATCCGGCCTAAGCAATAAGGTCTGCTCAACGACCAAGGCAAAGTCATCAGGCAAAGGGATCGCCTGCTCGACCGTCGCCGAATACTCCAGCCTAAGCAACAAAGCCTGCTCAACAACCAGGTCAACGGCGTGAGTTAACGGTGCGGCCCGTTGCTGTATTGATGTGGCGTATAAAGGCGCAGGAACAGTTTGCTGATAAACGAACTCAACTTTTAACGCGGCTTGCAGCGCTTGTTGCTGGTCTGAAATGACAATGCCTACAGTATAACGCGGCACATTAGCATCGTATTTGCCGCTGAAAACGCCGATGGCATCATCGGTGGTAGCCGATAAAACGCCTTGATTAGCAACGTTTTTGCCGATATACAAAGCGGTGGCATCGTCGGTGCTAATTGACAGCACACCTTGTAAACCGACATGCCCAGCTAATGACGCCGTAGCGTCATCCGTTGTAACCGATAACTGACCGGCAACGCTAATAACTTCAACGATGTTGCCGACAAATTGAGCAACTGCATCATCGGTGGTTGCCGCTAAAACCCCGGCAATGCTTAAATTAAAGTCAAACGCCGCCGTAGGCGTGTAAACACCCGACAGCGTAAAGCTGGTGGACGGCGTGTAAGCCATTTAAGACGGTATCAGCGGGCCGTGCGTGATAGGTTGCACCAAGCGTTCGACCAATTCCCAGGCATCGGTTATTGCGCCGTCATCGACTTGTGCGCCGGGGGTGATTGCCCAAGTGGGCTCAGTTGCGCCGGATGTGCCGACAGCAATACGTTTGTAATAATAAGGCGTGGTAAGGGGGTCAGATGGAAATACTAGGTCATTTAAAGCGTAATAGGTTGATAACGTCCAAATTTTATAGGGGATGCGCACGGTGACGTTGCAGGCTTTAGCTGTGGTTTTAATATCAACAGTGAAGTTGGCACCTGTAAATGCTTTTGTGCCCACGAGTACGCCCGTCGTTGTGTCGTGAGCTTCAGCGACAAAGGTAGTGGCAGCCAGTGATTCCGTAAGCGTTCCAGGGATTTGTGATTGGTAACTTGAAAATGCCACTGAGAGGGGTGTAAAGTTGGTGGTATAACGCGCTATACCCTTAGTAACGCGCAAGTCATTGATATACCCATAAAACGCAGGGTTCGCTTTGTCATGGACGGAACCAATATGCGGTATTGCTAAACTTGATTTATTATCCGTGTCACTAACACTAGCACCGACAACCCCGTCAATGAACAATCTGGATGTACCGCCTTGCCTACTTAATGCCACGTGCGTCCATTGGTTGAGGGGGACCGTTTGCGAAGTGCGTACTGTACTGGCTCCGTAATAACCCAATGTTCGTGAAGAATCAAGCATAAACAACACACTTCCAGCACCCGCCCCAGTGTTTCTAATGTCTATGATGGCGGCATATAACCCAGTCGGGTTTGCAGGCAAGTAAATCCAAGCTTCGATAGTAAAATCGTCCATACCAAATACAAAATCCGACGATGCCGGGGCAGTTAAATAATCATTGCTGCCGTCAAAATAGCCTGAAGAACCTCCGAATTTACTTTGGGCATTGCTAATTTTTGCGCCATTGACAGATGAGACCGTTTTCGTGGTCCGCGAACTATCAATAAACGTCGTTGAGTTATCCGTACCATTACAATGAAGCAACAGTGACACATTGCCATAGTGCATATCGCCTGCCATTACGCATTCCCCTCAGCAATTGATCCGCCTAAAATCTGAATCACCCCGCCAGCCTGCGCCGACAGGGTGTTAAACAGCAACACTTCCGTGCCGCCGGTGACGCCACAGCTCATATCCATAACGAACACGTCATCACCGTCAACCGCTCTTGCCCAACCAATCGTGCCGGTCGCATCGGCAACCGGGTCATCAGCAATGGCGGCAAAGGACAACACGCCGTCAGTCACCGTGCCGCACGGTTTGGACAATACGCAGGTTCCGATCAGCGTTTCTGTGGTAATCGCCGCACCAGTCGCCGGTTGGGTGCCGTCGTACAATAAAAACTTGCCCGGTGTCGCGGCAGCGTCCAGCGCGTCACGGATAGCGGTAGCACGGACGGATCGTAGGGTTGTTGCAAAAGATAAGCTCATGTTGTTTCTCGTTTAAGGTTGGTCAATATCACCGCGAAGTTCCAAGGCCAGCGTGTAATCGTCGTCGGTGGCTTCGCCTTGAGCAATCGCCTGAATGACCCACACAGGCACATTGGCGGCAAAGGTGTTGAAGCGCAGCACGTTGCCCGATGACCAACCGCCGCCCCAGCCTGCGGCGGGAATGGTGAAATACGGCTCGCCGGTGTTGGGGTTAATGGGGGCCGTCACTGTGGACGTTGAAGCGCCGGTCACAATCTGGCCAATGTTCTTGCCGATGACGTTGAATGCTGTCGAGCTGGTGAACTGACAAATCCAGCTTTCAGCGATGCAGCTGGCGTTGTTAACCACAATCGGGTACTGGGTGTTGTTGTACTGCGCGGCCACTGTGTTGCCTATAGGCGTGTCAGACCAGACGTTCGTCCAGGTCTGCTGGTCGAAGGGTACCGAGGTTCGGGCGTAAATCGTGCCGTAGACAATGGCATTCGATACCAGCGTTCCTGCAACAGGGTAGGCATGGGTCAAGGGTTGCGACAGCGACAGCTGGCCGTTGATTTGCACATCGGATAACACCGCCATGTCTTCGATGCGGTCAACAATGCTGATCGGCTGGCTGATACCGTTTAAATCGCCCCAGGTAATGATGCCGGTATCCAGATCGGCGCTGTATTTATCCGAGGGCAACGCGTTACCGGCTGCATCACGGACAGTCAACTTAGCCAACCTAACCCGGCCTAAGTCCAAGGTACCTCCACTGGTAAAGGTGCCCACGCTGGTTTGGTCGTTGAGCACCACCACCACATCGCCGGGCGCATACACCGGCACCCGACCGTCGGACGGCAGGCGCACCGGATCAAGTCCTAGAATGGCCGCAGATAGCGGCAGATAAGTATAGGCGACGGTATTGTAAAAAATGGTGTCGGCCAGCACATAACGCGGCTTGAAGATTTGCCCCTCGACAACTTCGGCAGGGTCGTACCACGGCTCGGCCTCGTTGCCTGCCGCGGTCACCCGTTGACCGAAGCGTACCCGCCAGACCCCGGTTTCGTACTCGATGAAGCCGTCCATGTCGGCCGTCAGGAAACGGCCGATATTGTCGGCCGTGGCCGTGATCTGGCCGCCGCCGTCGGCCGGTACAGCCCGGACCTGAAACACCCCGGGTTTGATCGGTGCGGCCGGAGTACGCCCGACCGCAAACTCGATCGGCGCAAAATTCATGGTCGTCGCCAGGGACACCAGGCCAACCGTGCCGACGCCGCCGGTGGCCCAGTTGCTGAGCACGCACTGTCCTGATGTGTAGTCGATGGTGCCGGCGTAGGTGCCGGCGCCGGTCACACTATCAATGGCATAATAAAGCTGCCCAAGGCGGTCCACATAGTTGCGGCCGCCGAGGGTAAACCTTGCCGAACCCGGAACAATGGTCTCGGCGTAACCGGGCGTTAAATCGATCTCTATCTGGGTAAAATTTAGCGTTTCGCTGGCCGCCGACCCTGCTGCGGCGGTGCGGTACGTCACAGTAAAGGCGGCCGGGATGGTGGTCTGTACGCTGGTGTTGCTGTAGCCGGTGATGGTGTTATACATTCCGCCCGCCATGCCGCCGAAAGAGGGCGTGTGTAATGACTTCCAAAAATTGGCGGCTTTATATAATGTAGTAATTGTCGCGTCAAAGGTCAGCGTTCCGGCGGCGTAATCGATTGTTGACGAGCGCCCGCCGACTAAAGCGCCTGCGGCGTTATCGGTATCCTGCTGCGGCACTGTACCGGCGGCGACCGGCACGGTGTATAGCGGATCGGCGGCCCACGGCGCATCCCAGCTCACTTTTAGCGATCCGGGGATAAGGTTGGTATCGCCCACATCCAGGGTCACGTCGTTGCCGACCACATTAAACGCGGTCAGCGTTTTGCTGATCGCGGGTCCGTAGCTATAGGAAAAAGTGAACTCGGTCCCGCCCAGCGGCACTGTCGTCGGCGTGAACTCAACCAGGCCCGTGGTCAGATTGAGCTGTCCGGTCGCATAGCCGGAAATGACCCCGGCGGCGTTGGCCGTGGCGGTGCGTTCTGCGCCGTCGTTCCAACTGATGGTCAAGGTGGACGCATCAAAAGCAGCGTTCGCCAGCGGGTGCGTGATCTTGAATTTTCCCGGCGCGAGGCCTGAGCGGTTAAAAATATCGACAGGCTGGCCCCAGGCATAAATGATGTCGCTGTCGGCATCCGGCAAGGCGGCGGTGGTCAAGGTCACCGAGCCGGTCGCGTAATTGACAGACCCTGAGCCGATGCCCTGCTCTTCAGCCTGCAGGCCGCCGTTGACATTGTCGCGCAGCTCGTACCAGGAATTTAACGCCCGGTAGCTGACCGACAATGCGCCCGGTTGCGGCGGCGGGTTGAGATTGATCGTCCACACATAGCCCCGGTTGGCGGCGGTGACCCGTATCGAGGTGGTGTCGGCAACGCGGATCGGGGCGGCGGCGGGTTTGAAGGTGGCGATAAGCGCGCCTCCTGTGCCGGTAAAAGAGGCCGGTGTATTAAAGCGCAGCTCGCCGGTCGCATAAATCACCGTACCGTACGCCACGCCGTCACTGGTACGGGTCAGGGTACCGGCCACATCGGTACACAAGAAACCAAACCCCGAAAAATCAACGGTCAACGACCCTGGCGTGATAGGGCCGCCCAAATATCGGTTATAAATCGCGCCGGATACGCTGCCCAAACTCAGGGTCACATCCGGCCCCGACTCGATCACCGGCACGGCGTTACTGCCTGCGGTGACATCGACCAAGGCCAATTCGGACTGCGAACTCGGTACCACCTGACTGTAAACGGAATCGGTTTTAACAGTCAATGCGCCCAAGACGGCCGGAATCGCCAGCGGCCTGGCACTGTAGTACCTTGCTGCATTGGCGACTACGGTTTTATGAATGACAGCAGCAGGCGCCGGATTAAAAGCGTCATACCGGCTCATCTGCACCCCGACAAAATCAGCGGTCAGCACATCGGATATTTCGATTTCAAGAATCCGGCGAATGTAAGCGCCCCGGTCGTCAGTAAAGGTCTGCATCGATGCGTCGAGCCGGGTGATCTTGATCGCTTGCGAGGCGGTAGCCGATACCAGCTCCAGCACATCGCCAATGCCGGGAATTTTTGCCGACTCGCCTTGAAAAACGGTAACGGCGCGGCTGCCCATGTACTGTGTCGCCCATAAAAACCCGGCGTAAACAGGCCCCCTGGCCCGGTAATTCTCCACCCGGCTTTTTGCTGCGGGTCGCCGGTCGAAATAATCGCCGGTATTGAACAGATTGACGCCGATCTTGCCGTCGCCCGGCAATTTGCTGATGATGACATGAGAACCAAAATAACGATCGGTGTTTTGGGTTTGTACCGCAGGGAACACTTTGCGCATATGCACAGCGCCGTAGACCCTGTCCAAGGTGCTGATGTCGTCGAAAATATTGTTGCTTTCGCCGCTTAAAATCAATTCGCCGGTAATCGCGCCACCGCCTTCGGGCACGTCGGACATGGTATCCGATTTGAGTAGTTTTATGTCGCCTGAAAGGATGGCCATGGTTAAACCTGCAGTAATTTAAGCGTTAACGAATACCAGTCGGTGCTGGCGGGTGTGGAATAATCGATAATCAGTGCGGCATCAATCGGTCGCGAGTCGGCGCTAAACACCACGCTGAACACCCGCGCATCATTGAGCGTTAAGGTCATCACGCTGGCACTGTCCAACTTGGCATACAGCGACAGCAACACACTGCGTTCAATCCAGGCCGCCTGCTCGCCGCCCACTAAGGTCATTGACCGGCCTTTTTGCTTGATGCCCAGCTCAACCACCAACGCGCCGGTGAGCGTGTAGCTTTGTTTTTGCTGGCGTGGCGACCAGTCGAATTCGTCAGTCCAAATCAGGTCTTCCGGCAGCGCGATGCCGTCCAGGGTTATGCTCATACTGTCCTCGCTCCCGAATCTTTCAAAATTTGCAAAATGGCCGTGGCGTCGCCGGGGGTAAAGTGCCCCGCTGACTGGCTGCCACTCGGCGAGACAAACTGCACTTTCATGGTATTAGACGAGCCTTGAGCTTGTGCCTGCGCGGTGCCGCCAGTGGTTTTAGCGGGCAACACCGGCTGCGGCAGGGATAGTGTTTTAGCTTGCGACAGCTGGGATATTGCGAGCGCGGATGTCAGCCCTTGCCCTGCCGGGCGGTTGTCTGATGTCAGCGTGGCCTGCACTTGCCCGCCATTAACCGCTTGCGCCTTCCTGGCGGCTTTTTCTTGCGCCTTTATGTCGGCTTTTTCTTGCGCCTTCATGTCGGCAATTTGCTGGTCTTCAACCAGCAAACGAATCTTCTCCTTGGCGTGTGTCATGGCAGCGTTGAAATCGCCGCCTTGGGCATCCAGCAAGGTGCCTTGCATCAAACTTTCCGCCCGGCCTTTTAGATGAGGAAGGCCGCTATCACTCAAAAATGCCGTCAATTGCGCCATCAATGCTGTCCATATAGTTTGATCAACTCGATCAGCCGTTCCCGAGTAGACCCCCCGGTTGCTAACGTCGCGCGAGCTCATGTTGCCAATGCCCTGAGTGATGCTGAATAAATGATTCGCCACATCAGCATAATTGACTTTTTTCGCCGCCGCACTGTCGCGCCTGATTTTGTCCGCATCCACAGGGCCGCCGGTGGCCCGACGGATCACCTCGCCGACCGGTTGTTGTCCGTCATTGACCAGGTGCATAAACGGCATACCTAATTTTTTAACCGCCTCTTTGCGGACGATAAATTCCCCGGATTCCAGCAGCGCTTTGATTTTGTCGCCGCCGCCGAAGCCCGGCAGTTTGCCGGTTCTGGGCAAAAAACCGCCAAGGTTAAAGCGCCACGGTTGGCCTGTGGGTTGTCCGGCCGGGCCGCCGGTGGCTTGCGCGGCCGCGCTGCCGGTTTCGACGGTGTTGATGTAAATGGTTTTGGTTTCCGGCGCAACCAGCCTAGCAATCAGGGATTGCGCGGCACTCAGACTGGCGGTATCGATGCCGATTTTCAGCGCATACTCGGCATTGAGCTTGTCGGTCATGTCTTTGATAGTCGCTTGCGTGGCCTGCAACTTCTTATTGACGCCGTTACGCGCGATTTTAGCGCGGTCGGCATTGCTTTCGTGCGCCGCTGCATTGGCTTCGAGCGTGGTTTTTTCCTGCGCCCACAAAATGTTTTCGCGGCTTTTAGCTTTGGACAGCGCCGAGGAACCGGTACCGGCAGCGCGGGTGATCTGGTCATGCAAGCCGCGCGCATCGCCCAGCAAGGCGTTTATTTTGCCCTGGTCGGCCTGTTCGCCCTTGGCGCGTTCCGTTTTGATCTGTCTGAGCTTGTCATTAAATAAGGACTCTTGCGCATCAATTTTTTCGCGCTCGCCCATGCCCATTAATTTGATGTTGAACAGCGCCTGTTCGTGGCTCTGATTCAGATTTTGCAGTTGCTGCTTGGCTTGCTGCGCCCGTTGCAACTCGCTGGCATAAACGCCGGACAGCCGGTTGACCTCGCCCTGATAATAGTCGGCCAGGCCGGTATAAACCGCCAATTTATCCTGCCGCTTTTGGCTTTCTATCTCGCCGCTGCGCTGGGCGTTGGTTGCCGCCAATGTCAATTCGGCGGCATATTCCTGGTCGATAACCGCCAGTTTTTGCTCTGCGGTGTTTTGCTGCAGCGTCACTTCGGCGGTTGACGCCGCCAGTTTCGCCGTGACCCGCAAGCTATCTTTTGCCGCTTCGCTGATGTCCATCGCATCGATCAGCCCCAGGCGCTCGATCAAGGCCTGCTCAATCGCCGCCGTTTGCGCCTTGGCTTCGGCGCTGATGCTGTCGGACAGGGCTTTGGCGGCTGTTCGTACGCTGGCAAACGCGGTCTGCTGCTTCAGCGCTTCGGCTTCAATCAGTGCGCTTTTTTCCGCTTCGGTCTGCGCCATACTGGACGAGCCGTCAGCATGGGCTTGAGTGGTCTTGCCGATGCTGGCCCGCACGCCGTCAAAATGGACGTCGATATTGTCCAGTTCTGCTGCGAACGCCTGCCAGCTGGCCAGCGATAACGGCGTGGTCATAAAGGCACCGAACGCGACAAATTTGGCGGTCATTTGCGCGATATTGGCCCCGACCTTTTGCACCCAGGCGAACTGCAAGCCCCAGTTGCCGATGGTGGTGCCGATGTCCCAGGCTATCCAGGCTCCGAACACGCCGTTAACCATGCCGCTCAAACCGCCCAACGCGGCAAAGGCCCGGCTCAGGCGTGTGGTGCTGACCGCGGCTACGTCCTGAGCGGCCGCCAGATTTGCCGTCGCCGCGCTGGCGCGGCCTTGTGCGACACCCAGCCGGTTCAGTTCGGCGGTCAGTCGTGCGGTTGCCAGCGAGCGTTCGTGGGTGGTGGCGGCCAGGGCCACGCCCAGACGGGCTTCTTCAACCATCGCCCGCTGCGCCGTCACCCCGGCTCGGGCAGCGGCGGCCTTGGCTTCGAGCAGCGCAATTGTTTGAATCCGGTTCAGTTCGGCGGCGGTCGCATCGGCTCGGGCGGCGGCGGCTGAAGCGATAAGGCCTTGGTTATAGCGTAGCAGCGCGTTGATCTTGCTGGCCGCGAACATCGCCAGCAACACTTTGCCGCCGGTGACCGCCAGACTGACCAAGTCATTCAGATGGCCGGTAATAAATTCAATGCTGTCGGCAATGCTGCGCGTCGCCTCGCTGGCGTTTTTTGAGGTGCCGATATACTTTAAAAACTGGTTTTCCAGCTTCTGGAACGCGCCGGATACGGTGACCGGCAGCTGGGCATACTCGGCTGCCAACACGTCTTTTTGCGAGAGCAGCGCGTTAATCACCCGCGTTGAGGTCAGTTCACCGGCCTCGGCCATGCCGCGCAACTTGCCGATCGGGACATTCAGGCCGTCGGCCAGCGCTTGCGCGACTCGAGAGCCGTTCTCCATCACTGAGTTGAATTCTTCGCCGCGCAACACGCCACTGGACATCGATTGCGTCAGCTGTTGAATGCCGCCTGCCGATTCGCTGGCCGATGCGCCGGAAATCTTGAATGCCTGCGTGACCGCCTCGGTGGTGACGAAGGCTTGTTGCTGGGTGCCGCCCAGGCTGCGAATGCCGATTTGAACCTTGGCATAGAGGCCGATGACCGACTCCAGCGACGTGCGACTACGCTGAGCGATAGCAAATAATTGCTCTTGCGCGGCGTTATATTCGCCTTGAGATGTCGTTGACAGCTTTATCCGAGCCGATAGGCTGGCAAACTTATCGCTTAATTTTATTACCTGCTCGATACCGGCTTTAATCGCCACAAAGCTGAAAAAGCCGACCATCAGCTGTTTAACGCGATCAACTTCCTGGCCAATGCCGCGCACATGGCCCCGGGCCGTATCGAGGCCGCGACTGGCATCATCCTGCAGGCGGAGGATGATGCGCATTGCTAGATTATTGTTTCCGGACATGGCTTATGATTTCTCGGGTGAATAGGTCAACGCGGCGATAAAGAAAGTCCAGCCATACTCGAAAACGCCTGAATGCCCGCGTTCAATCAGGGCAATACAGGCGCGGTCGAAGTTAGCTAAACTGTTGGCTGCGGGTTTGGCGCTTTTTCCGGCGCCATCCACATCAGGTCTAAAAAAGCCGCGTTGACCTCCAGCAACGCGGCTTTGACTAAAGCGACCTCGCTGAACGTCAGGTCCTCCAGCGTCTCGCCGTCCGGCATGGCAATGCCGTCGCCGAGCAGCACGACCAGCTCGTCAAAGCGCTCGACCATCAGCGTCTGCATATCGACCTGATCCAGGCTTTTCGCCTGTGACAACAACTTGCGGGCGTCACGCACCCGCAACTCGCGCACGGTTACCGTGCGCAATTCATCGAGCCTAACCGATTGCTGCAGCCGCATCGGTTAGACCACGTCCAGTTCGACTTCGTAGGCTGCCGTTTCGCCCGCAGGCACATTGGCAATGCCTGCCAGCTCCATCGAGGTAAAATCATCGGCCAGGAAATCGACCCCGGACGTGGGCGACAACACCCCCTCGAACACGTTAACCACGGCTTTGCTTTGGTCGGCCTGATTGATGCCATCAAACAATATGCGCACGATGATGTTGGAATTGGTGCCGCCCGCCACCTTGTTGCTGGTCATGGAGGCGTAGGTGTAGTCGATCTTCAGCGACTGACCGTCAGTAATGGTACCAGCGGCCAAGACCTTGATTAATCCCAGACTGGCGTCGGTGATTTCGTAATCGGTACCGAGCGCGAAGGTGGTCACGGCGGTCGAGTCGGTGATAACGACTGCGCTGATTTTGCGCTGGGCGGTTTTTAAAATCAGACCCTTAAAACCTGTCGCGACTTCGTCAGTGACGGTTGCGCCGGTGACCGAAACCGCCGAGGTATTGCCCAAAAACACCAGCGCCAGACTGTCCTTGTCCAGGTCGTCCAACGCGATATTGACCTCGGCGGGCTTCTTGATAAACACCGTATTCAGCGCCGAGCCGTAGTTGGCCCGGTCTTTTGATATACGCTCCTTTTTTTCCGAGTTCTCCTTGATCTCGAACTTAGTCGCGTTACCGATATATTTATATCCCTGGAAAACCCCAGCGACTTTGCGATCTACATAAATGCGGCCTGAGCCTAAAAAACCTGCCATGTTCGTTCCTCTTTAAATTAAATAACGCCTTGGTCGGTTAAGACTTTGGCTTGGGTTTCGGTGATTTCGATTTCAGCGCCGGGCGGGTATTGGGTACCGGCGTGGGTGTGGGCTTTTTTCAACACTGCCCGGCAACGTTTAGGCTTGTTGGCTTTCTTGGGTAAATCGGCCATGGGGCGACTCCTATCGATTAATGGAGGTAAATAATTCACCGGCGCTAGGCGCTGCCGGTAGTGATGACTTTTGTGGAAAATAACGCGGGCAGATGGGCAAACCCGTTATCGTAAATGGCGCGGTACGGCAAGCGCTTACGCTGCAGTTCGCCATGCTCCGCCGACAGCCGGTAACCTTGCAAAGCGACTAAGGTATTCAAAAAAATAATGCCCGCATCCAGGCTGGATCGCACCCCGGCATCGGCAACATTCCGTGCCGAGACGATGACCAACCACAGCTGCTGGCTACTCTGCACCTTACCGCGCTGGGATGAGCCTCCGGTACTTTCATCCGGTAAATCGTCGTAGAAAATAACGTTAACCGACGCATCCAACGCGTTCGCAATCGCCCATGCAGCCGAGGGCGCCGGACGCACTTTTTTATCATCAGCCACCTGCTCATCAACCAGGCGTTGCATAATCAAGCCGGATGCCGATAAATAACTAAGCACCGGCCTGCCTGCGTAGGGGTAAGTTGTTTTGAGGAATATTAGGATAAATTTTCATCAAATTTCCTTGTTGGTTTGAAACCGCTCCCTTCAGGGAGATTCGTTCAACGTTGACAACGATGCTTTAGCATTGTTAGCCTTTCAGGTAACCTCGTCGTTTACCGCGAGGCAATCCGCCGACCTCTATCTGTCGATGGATTGTCGTAAGACAAGTCATTTGGCAGATGAGGTCGAATGTGAATTGAAACATGCGGCCAGTTTAACCAGGCATGAAGAGAGGAGGTATCCGAAAGACTTCGGAAGGGCGGATACAACAGAGGATAGATAGAGCGAGGTAGAGCAATCGGGCACGGTGGCGCCCGATGCATAAAGAGAGATTTATTCCCGGCCGAACACCGAGCGGTTGGATTGGAATTCAACGCTATTGCTGCTGGGCGCGGCTACCGTTCCGGAGGCGTCCGGCGCAATACTGATTACGCCCTTGGCGACCAGCTTTAGATAACTGATCGCATTGTCATAACGCGTTTTTACCTGCTCGATCATCCCGTCGTCGTACAAATAATAACGGGCGATATCGCAGGCCATGCGCTCTAAATTAGCGGGGATCGTCGTTAACGGCAATGGGTATGCCGTTAAGTAGCCGTCGATTTCCGCATCGGCATCGGCGATAGCCTCGTTTAATACCGCCGTATCAATCGCACCGGTTCCGGTGCGATCAGTGCGCTGTATCAACTCGGCGGCACCGAACCGGTCGATCAGGTTTTGCTGGGTGCAGTACGGCATTATTTAGTCGGCTTTCCGGCTGGTTTGGCGGCTGCCTGGGCGGATGAATCCGCCCCTACAGCATCATCCATCAATCCATTAACTGCATCCGGCTCCTGCCCAATCTCGATATCCTCGACCACCAACAGCGGCTCGGCGCAGATTTGTTCGAGCTGCGCTTGTGTAAATTCGCTGGCCGCGACTTCTGTCACACCCGACCATTCCCGACCGCCCCGGCGAAAGCCGACTTGCGCGGTTCTTACCCTGATGCCCGCGACGGTTTTTGTTGATTCAGTCATGACAATCCCCTATTAACCCGCACCGGTGCTGCCGACAGATAACTGCCAGAAACCGTAAACCCCGGTTGCCCGAGCCTCTGCGCCGAATTTAAATTCCGCCTTCATAAACACGTCATCATTTTCCGATGATGTTTGCGAAACAAAGACCGGTTTCTTACGCATTTGTACGATAAATGGCTTAACCGCCTTAGTTGTCACATGCAGAAACCAGACAGTATCGGAAGTCAGCGCCGGATTTAGCAGCAGCTTAGCCGTGCCTTTGTAGGGATTCGGGCTATTGTCATCCAGCTTGTCGGCTTCCAGCAACTTTTTGGCGATGGCTTCCAGTGCCGGAGGAACCTCTAACGTGTCGGGTACCAGTCTGAGCGGCATACCCTCCTCATCGGTAAACTTCATCACCGCCATCCTGGCGGCGCCATAACCGGCCGCTGCCGCTGTCGGGGTAGCGGAGCTCAGCACCGTCGTTAATTTATTCGATACCGAGGCGCCCTTAACTTCATGATCGGTGTCATAAAAATATTGCCCATCGATACCCGTATTGGCAAATGCGCCGTTTTTTAGACCATCGACAATAATATCGTTCAATTCGCTGGCGCTATCGCCTGCCATCTGCGCCTGGGTGTTATAGATGCCGAGCCTATCGTCCTCTATATCATTGCGTTTAACGGCAATCGTGGTTTCCCAATCCTCGTTGACCTTGGTATATTTTCCGGCCTCCAGCGATTTAACAAATTTTTCCCCCACCCATTTTCGCATCATCGGAAAGCGGCTTAGCCAGGCGTAATCTTCGCTGGCCCCGGAGCTTGGAACCTCCATGGCCGTAGCCTGCCAATTGCCCGGCTGCGCTTTTAATGCATTATTAAAGACCGTTTTTAGTCCGGTAAAAATGCTATTAATCGCCGATGCATTGACCAGTATGCCGCCGAATACCAACGAGATAACCCCGTCCGGCGAGGGCATGGCCGGGGCGGCCAAAACGGTGCCGCTGAATGCAAATGCCGCCGTGCCGATGAATGCCAGGGTCATCAAGAGACTGGCGAATACGTTTGTTTTTTTCATAAAGGGTTCCTTAAATTTCAATCCAAACGCCGTCAGAATCGACTGCGACGCATTTTCCGGCCACCGATTTTCCGGTGGATACTGACGAAACGGTCTGATCGTCATTGATGTAGATATTTGTTTCCAGGTGCGCGATGGTCACGTCGCCGGCATTGGCGAAGTTAAAAACGCCTTTGCGGACGGCGATTGTTTTTGCGCCGTCGGTGACGGCCGTGTTGTCGACTTGTTCATCGGCGCGGCCGACCGCTTTCAATGTGGTCGCCACCGAACCCGGTACCGCAAATCCTGAGGCGTTTACGCAAACTAATGAGCCCGCATAAATTTTGGTTGATCCCGCGACGCCGTAAACGAACTGGTCGCCGTTACGGGCCGGGGTGTTCCGGTCTTTAACTAATGCACCCATTATTTATCTCCTTTGGTTTTTTTGAATTCGAGTGGATCAATGCCGAGGCCGCTGCAAACTGCCAGCTCATCGGCCGTTAAATCGTTGCCGCCTGTATCAAACTCAGGCGCTTTGCCGCCGGTTTGCATACCCGAGAGTGCCGCAATCGGTTGCGCGGAATCTAAATAACCGGATAGCGCCGCAAAATCCTGCTTACCCAGATTGGTCAAATAGCTTTCCAGCTGTTCCCCGATAATCCGTCCATCAGATTTGCCTTGGTTGATCAGCTTGGCAACACGATCTTCAGCCGCATTGCCGGATAAAGCCGCTACCTGATCTTGCAACTCTTTAACCACGCCGATGGGCGCATAGTGAGTTAAGTCAACCGCTGCGCCGACCTGAGCCGACAATGCCGCAATCTCATCCGCTTTGCTTGTTAACAATGCCGACAAGCCCGCCGTTGCGCCGTCGGCCCCGGCAATCATGGTTTTTAATTTATCCAATTCGGCTGAGATTTCCTCGGCAGTGGACGTGAGTGGCAGATTGAGCAGATAGCGCAATCGTTCGAGCAGTTCATCCATAGCGGACTCCTGTGGGTTGATTAAAGAGGTGGATGCCAAAAAACTGGCGGCAGCAACAGATACAGCCTGCATGCCATCAATCGCGGGGTTATTGGTTAAAGCGACATTCAGGATATCCAGCACCTCGCCGGTTTTGGCGTCATAGCTAAATACCGGGGAGACATAGCGGATTTCATCAGCGGCAATATGCGCCGATGCGGCAGCAGTCCATTTCGGACTGATGGCAAATAGACCAGGATGCGCAGCGGGCGGCTCTCGCCATTCCAACGTTTGCGGACCAATCCAGCCAGCGGCTACAACAGGTTTGCCGTTTTGAGTCGTTAAAATCGATTGGTGTTCATAATCGACGACAATGTCGTTTGTACGTTGCGAGACGACACTGATTAATCGTTTTGCCGATTCGGCATCCAGCCGCCAAGGGCCTTTGCCGCGTAATGCGCCGCGCAGCGCATCAAACGTTCCGGCTGGGAATAATGTAACGCCGCGCGATATTTGGCGTAGTTTTGCGCGATATTTGGCGCACTAATTAACGGGGAAACCACCGAATATCCCGCAATTTAACGGGAAATAGCGTAAATCCCCTTCTCTTTATGTCGGTGAGGATGTCAATAACGTCACTTAATCTCCCCATTAACGGTCGTAATAAACCCGGCACTGCTAAACGAATGCTCAACGCGGGTAGCGGTCCAGCCAACGCCGCTAATGCCGGATCTAAATCCCGTCAATAGTAACGGCGATTCCGCAAACAGATTACCGTTGCCGATCGATAGACTGACATCAACCGTCGCCGTTCCTTGGTCCAGCGCGGCCTTTTTAGCCTGCGCGGCTTCAAGAGCTTGCTGCCGGGTATCGTAGGTATGGCGCAACACAAATGCGGGCTTGTCTTCGCTGGTGCTGATGGCGACATCCTGCGCTGTCAGCTTATCGTGATAACTGGCCGTTACCGCTGCATAACTGCCTCTCTCCGTGATGCTGGCGTGATAGCTGGACACCTGGCGTTTATCAATAAGGATAGTGTCCAAACTGGCGCCGGAAACGCTTTTTGATTCCCCGGCTTTGGCGACAATCAAATGATCGTTGGTCACTTTCGCCACGCCGCCGTATTTTTTAGCCAGTCGGGTTAACAGATTTAAATCAGACTCCTGGGTCTGGTCGACATGGCCAAGCAACACCGATGCCAGCGCGGCGGACGTTTTCCCGATCAGGCTATTTGCACCGGCGATGGTTTCTACCAGTGCGCCCAGAGTCATGTTGTCAAAGTATCGGGTTTTGGGCGCTTTCAGATCCCCGCGCATGTCCGCCGCCTTGGCGTTGATGCTGATAACCTCGGGAAATCCGGACATCGACACCTCGTCAACGGTGTAAATGCCGATCTTGACCAAGCCTGTTTGCTCGTAGCCGAGCCAGACTGACAACTTGACGCCGCGCCTGGGCAGCTCTATCACGCCGTCTCGATCATCCAGATCAATCGTGCAGGTATCGGATTTGATGCCCGCTTCATCCGTTGTTTTAATGCTAATCAGGCGCCGGTTAAGCACGTCGGTAATATCGACATTATCGGCCAGCACTTTACATAACGGCCTCATATCAATCCCACAACTTTATAGTGTTAACGGCTTCAATGGCCGGTATATCGGGCAGCTCAATCACCAGACCAGACGGTAATAGCGTGCCGTAATCCGCTAATCCCCGGTTAGCCTCATAGACCCGTTCAACCACACCAGACTGCCGTCCATAGTATTTATGGCAAATAGCATCAATCATGTCGCCGGTTTTAGTGCGATATTGCGCCATCAGTCCTCCCCGTATTGGGTTATTTTCAGCGTGAAGAACATTTTACGCGGCGTGCCATTGGCTAAAAAAATCTCTTGGGCATCATCAATTGTCTGGATCACCCACTTTTTCCATACATAGCCATTGCCGTCGACCAGCAACAGCGGCAGACCTTTTGCTGCTTCAGTACGCATGCCATCGATCTGATGCAGGCCACCGGAATAATCGGGATAGATTTCTCCGGACAGCGTGATCGAATCTTCACCTGGGCCGGTGTATTGTTGCGCCGGCAGTCTGCCATAGCGCTCGACGGCTTGCCAACGGTAGGCGGTCGAGCGACTGAATGCCTGATAAGCGGCGGTGCTGATCGAAAAGTTAAACGCTCCCAGGCGCATCATTACATTAGTCATATAGGGCCCTGCGTTGGTCGGCTTGTTGTTGGCGTCTTAAGGTTGCGGCGACGCGATCTGCCAGGCCCTTTTGATCTTCGCCGGGCAGCTGGGTAATATGGAAAGTATTGGTTTGATTGCCCACTGGCGTCACTCGTGGACTGGTTGCCGGGTTGGCCGCAGGAGCAGCCGACACGGGCGGGGCCAAGGCCTTGGCCAGCACTTCAGATCCCTTTGTTGATTTCGACAGCGCAGCGCTGCCAATGACCGGATTGGGCGCAGACGTCAATCCTATAGCCCCCCCCACGGCAGACACAGCACCGCCGATCACGCCGCCAATGCCTTTTACCCAATCCACCGCACCTGACAGCCAAGCGAACTTCTCCTGGAACCAGTTCATGATCGGTTCCCAGTTTTTATAGACCGTATAGGCCAGCGCTCCAAAGGCAGTAATGCCGATAACCACTAGGCCGATCGGGTTTGCCGACAGTGCGGCATTCCACAGCCATTGGGCGGCGGTGACTACCCCGGTCCAGACGGCCGTGGCTTTTTGGGCAACGGCCATCGCCGCAATGCCAATGGCCACGCGACCGATAGAACTGGCAGACACAGCCGCATTCCACAGCCACTGCGCCGCCGTGACCACGCCGGTCGAAATCGCCAGCGCCTTTTGCTGGATAGCCGTGCCCAGCGCAACGGCCTTTTGCCAAACCAGCGCGGCATTAGCCCGCATCGTTGACAGCCGGAAAAAATCCATAATGCCGCCGGCGATAACCAGGCCGTCAGAAAGAATGGTCATCGCAAAGCCACCGGCCAGTGTTACCACCTTTAGCGCCACCAGGCCGACTGCCGCGCCCACGATCACCTGCGTCAATAGCGGGAATTTCTCCGCCAGCCCCGTCACCGCGCCGATGCCGCCGCCCAATGCGCCGACGACAGTATTCAGCGCAGGCAACAGCAGACTGCCGATATTGATCGCCAGCCGCGTAGTCTTGCCGCTTAGCAGCTCCAAGCTATTCGCCGTCGTCTTTGATCGAACCTCGTACTCTGCCAGCATCGACCCGGAAAACTTCCCCGCATCGGCGGTTTCTGCAAACGCTTTTGTCAGATTGCCCATATTCGCCAGCAGTGGCGAAATCGCGCCCTTGGCTTCCTCGCCGAACAGGCCGCCGACCAACGAGCCTTGTATCTCTTTTGGCGCTTTCGCCAGCGCCTCGAATACGTTTTTAATCGTTCCCGCCGCGTCTTTTTGCATCGACGCAGCAACCGCTGTGGAATCAAAGCCCAGTTGCTTAAACACCGCAATCTGCGACTTAGTGGCCGATCCGCCCTTGGTCAGCGCATTGGTCAGATTCTTTAACGCCGTTGCCGCAATTTCCGGCGCGGCGCCCGAGCTGAGCAAGGCCGCACTCAAGGCCGCTGTTTGCACCGCGCTTAATCCGGCGGCTCTGGCCACTGCCCCCTGCCGCTGTACCACTTCGCCAATGGCCGGAGCGGTGGCGTTCATATTGTTGGATAAATGGTTGACCGCATCGGCCAGCGCCACCGTTTCGGCCTGCGACAAATTCATACCCGCGCGCCAGTTAGCCATCATTTGCCCGGCCTGGTCGCCGGTCAAATCGAACGCAACCCCCATCTGTACCGCTGCTTTGGCAAAATCCAACAGCTCAGACTTAGCGATGCCTGATTGCCCGGCGGCGGACATAATCGCACCAATGCCGCTGGCGGCCATCGGCATGGTCGCCGACATATCCAGAATGGACTTGCTCATCGCCTTAAATTCGGCATCAGTCATGTCGACGACTTTGCGCACGTCAGCCATCACCGACTCGAATTCAATGGCTTTTTTGACCGGCAGCGCCGCTGCATACGCCATGCCGATAGTGCCGACGATCTGCCCGCCTAAATTAGCCCGCTGGTCGCGGTTAGACCGCAGTTGATTAGTGCGCTGCAATTGCCGCGCGATAGCCTGTTCCGACTGTAACAGCCGACGGTTTTCGCGGGTAATGTTGCCGACATCGAGGCCGTAACGTTCCGCCGCTCGCTCGGCATCGCGTAACGAGCGTTCGGTACGCGCAATCTGTCCCCATAAATGGGTATTACTGGCGCCAAATTGCTGCTGAGTCGCGCGCAAGGTTTCCAGTTGCGTCCGGTACCGGGCCACATCAGCCCCGGCCGCACGCCCCAGGCGCACCTGCTGGAGGCTTCGGCCCAGACCGGTTGCGCGCTGGTCCAGCGACTGGAAAGCGCGGCCCACAGTGCTCGATAGCGCCGCACCGATGACAATGCCCAGTGATATATTGTTAGCCATGATCTATACTGATCCTGTATTTTTCGGGTTCCGTATGCATTCCCACGCGGGAGCGTGGGAACGAGTATCCTTTTGAGGGTTTTATGCCAACATCCATTTTCGACCGCATTATTAACTGGCCGTATCACCCGCACTTGATTATGACGCTCAGCTTTGTCGGCTTCTTCATTGCCGCCATGCAGGAGCAAACCCCAGCCTGGGCGGCCTTAATAGCCGCCGCTATCGCCATGCCGTTTATTGCGCTGGTCGCCTTTGTGCCCTATGTTGTCATCGTTGCGCTCTTGTCTGTGTTGCTTTCGTTGCCTCAAGCCATGCGATCAGCTCGTCGCCATTAAGTTCCAGCAACTCATACAGCGGCCAGCCGGTATGGGATGCCAACACCACGCATCCCATCCGCGCATCGTTGGCGGTTAAGACAAAAAACCCTGGTACGCCTGTTGCAATTGCTGATAATCGGCCATATCCAGCGCTTCAATCGTGGCTGGTACCGCTTCACATAAATTAGCAAACAAGGTAATCTCCTTATCCGCATCGCCGCCCTTGGCTTTTTCCGAGGCCAGCATATCGCGAACCTTGGGGCGGCGCATTACCAACTCAGTAATGCCGCCTTGTTCCGGGTGTTTCAGTTCGATAGTGGTTGCGCTCATTTTGCCGCCTTGACCGGCTTATCAGCCGCTTTTAATTGGATATGACCGGACAACAACAGGTATTTAGCCTGTCTGCTATTCAGCGTGATGATGTCGCCGAGCGCATGGCCGTCGAACACGTTTAAAACCGTATAATCTTGCATTTACATCCCCAGATTTTTGCGCGTTTGCGCCAATTGATCGACACCATTGACGATGCGGATCATGTTCGGCACGTCGATTTCATGCACCACTTCGCCGTTAATCGTGTGCTTGTAATAACGCACCGCCACCGTGCCCTTGAGCGTGGCTTTGTCGCCCGGCTTCCAGCTGCCCTGATCGACTTCCTTTAACATGCCCTGTAACTGGATAACCACCGGCTTTTCTACGCCGTCCTCGCTAGCTAACGAACCGCGAAAGGTCAGCGGCTTGGTGTTGCCCGGTGCCAGGCCGAAAATTTTCAGCACTTCGGCATCGTATTGGGTCAAAGAAAAAGACGCTTCCAGTTTGTCCATGCCCATCTCGACTTCCACCGGCGCATCCATACCGCCGTTTCTGAAATCCTCAGTTTTCAGGGTCAATTTGGGCGGGGTCAGTTCCTCGACGTTACCGGCATAGCCGCGACCGTCAACGAACAGGTTTAAATTCTTTAAAATATCGTTCAACATTAGAATAATTCCTTGATGTAATCATTAACCAAATGGCTGCGGAAAACGATGTGTTCAGCCGGATAGGGTGGGGTAAAATCAAAGTCAAAATAAATTTTGCCCTGGCTGATACTGTCCGCCGTGTTCAAATCGGGATTGGCCCAGCAAGTGCCGCCCAAGATTGCGCCGACGCCGACCAGGTGCCGCAGATAACCGTTCACGCCCTCAATCACATCCTCAATATAGGTCTTGGTGATGTTACGATCGACCGCCCACAGGTGCGCCGCCAGCAGAGACTCGTGAATCATATCGGCCGTTCTGACTACCGACAAGAACGCCCATTTCTGATCAGACGAGCAAGTGCGATTGCCCCATAAGCGATAGCCGTCCTTTTGGATAATGGTGGCTACCTCGTTTTCATTTAGATAATTGGCCCGGGCATTGGCGTCGCCCAGGCTAAAGCCGATAGCGCGCGCGGTGCCGGTAATGCCGTAGATCTCGCGGTTGGAAGGACTCCACCAGAAACCGCGCTCATTGTCGGATTTGGCAATCAGCCCGGCAACGCGTGCCGATACCGGCTGATTGATTTCCGAATTGCTGACCGTATCCCAAACCTTGACTTGCGGGTCGATGATATAAACCCGCTTGCTGCCGAAGTTTTCGCGGTAGCTGATCGCGGTAGCATCGTCAGTGTTGGGACCATCGGCAATGATGACCGCTTTCAGTTGATCGGCAATGCCCAGTAACTCGGAGACAATCGCGACTTCATGCGAAAAGCCCGGCGCAATCAAAATGCGCGGCGTCACCTTGACCACCGATTCAGCATTTAAAAACACCTGCACCCCGGCATTGATGCCGCCGATGATATTGGTTTTGGTGGCGGCAGCATCGATGCCTTCAGCGACACGGATAACGACGACCATCGCCCCGGCCTGGTCGAAAATCGCGTCCAGCGCATCAGGCAAGGTGCCCAGCTTGTCGCCCACGGTATCAAGACCGGCGGCCTCAGTGCGGCTGCCGGTCACTAACACCGGGACATTCAGCGGAAAGGCTTCATCCAGACCGCCGGATAACGGTTGCACCTTGACCGATGCGCCGACCAGACCGACACCGGTTGATGCCCCCGTGGCGGTAGCGGTCACCAGTAATGCCGCCGTGGTGCTAGCTGCAATCGCGGCGATAACCAGCGCAGCGGTCGAGGTGATAACGCCGATTGCAGAAGTAGCCAAATTAACCGTAATCGCGGTGCCGGACACCGTGACCGACAACGCCGCGCCGTTGGCTTTTGGGTCTTTGTGCTGCACCGTGATGTTATTGCCCGCTTTCCCCGGCGTTACGGCCGTGTACGTCATCGCGTTATTATTGGCGACCAAGCCGGTCAACAGGCTGGCGGTCGCCGCAGCAGCGCTGTTGGGTGCGGTACCGATCAAACCGATAACCGATGATTTAATAACGCTAATCGGGCGTGCGCCATCGTCTATCTCGACGATCTCAACGCCGTGTAAAAATTGTTCAGCCATGGGTTTCTCCTGTTAAATTACAATAAAATTTCTGCAGCACGGCCAGCTGTTAATAGCCCGGCTGTTTCAAACGCATTAATGCCCGCTATGGTATCGGCATTATTCAAGTCGATAGACGCCGCCAGTTTGAATTTTTCCCACCAGACCCGTAGCGCCGCATTGGTCTCAGCGGCCGCTAACACAGCCTCGATTTCCGCCGAGGTGAATCGGGACAGCAGCGCATAACTGGTTAATCGCCTGGGTGCAATAACAACGACATCAACAACCCAAGTAAAGCCGATAACGCTGACGACATCAGTCAGCGCATCAACCGCCAGTTCTGCCGCGTTTGACGATTGCCTGATGGTTTCGCGCTGCACCAAAATCGCATCAACCGCCGCTAAATCAGACCAGCCTGCCTGTTCCTGCTCTTTTGCCCTATTTAATTTCCAGTCCGAAGCGGCGATCAGTTGCCCAGCCTCGGCTTTAATGCGTGATTTTCTGGCGGTTTTTGCCCGTTCCATTGCCGCCATGGGATCGTGACTGACGGTCATGCCGTCGTAGGCCCATTCTGCTGATGTTGCGCTGTCGAAATCTTCGGGCGTATCGATGAGGACTTGTGTTGATGATGGGTTAAAAGCAGGATCATTGGTTGATCCGGCAATAGTGTTTGTTAATAAATCGATAACCAGTTTCATATTTTTCCTTAAACAGTGATGTAGATGACGTTTTGCGTAGTACTGCCAACTATCGACCATGTATGTCGTTTTAAGCCGTTTGCCGCACAAACCACATTGGCATTATCATTAGATGCAGCTGGATAAGTGCCGCTGTCTGCATACGTCGTTGTATGCCCGAACGCCACCGTTGTTTTACCCAGATTTTCCCCCGTAATGGGCACAATAATACCTGCGGTTGTAGCGTTAGAGACTCCTGTATACCCCCTGGCAAAATTGAGTGATGGATTCTCTGACCCACCTGTCGTCCACATCCTCAGTAAGATAACTTTTGTGCCATTCGCAACGTATTCGAAACTCGAAACCGTCGCGCTTGCCGACGTGGTGCGCCCGGCAATGCCAATTTGCCGCTGCACTTGATTCGGATTGGCCTGAAAAGCTGACAGGGCAATGTTGTCGTTATAAATAGCAAGACGCGAAACGGTGTTGGTAAATACCGCGTCAGAGGCAATGTCGCTGGCCGCAACCGCCGTCATCGCCGTGGAACTGGCCGCAACCGCCGTCATCGCCGTGGAACTGGCGACAATCGTTGCCCACGCCGCAGTATCGTTGATCACCGCCGTCATCGCCGTGGAACTGGCGACAATCGTTGCCCACGCCGCAGTATCGTTGATCACCGCCGTCATCGCCGTGGAACTGGCGACTACAGTTTCAAATGACTGTCTGTTACTCGCATCTTGCAACCATGTTTCCAGTTCTGCGCCGGTCATGATCGACAGTATCGATACCGCACCAGGGCCAAGTGGATCAAATTGATTGACCGCATCGTAAGCTTTTAACAGCGCCGACTGTAGTAATAAGTCGGTGTCGGTCGCTGTGGTTATCGTTGCCGCTGTCAGACGTGCCCCCACTTCGGCTAAATATTCGTTTCTAAAATTGGTTAAATCGGATAATGGCATATTAGAGTCCTGCGTAAACAAGAGCCGATAAATCGGCGAGTTGTGCGGCTACCTGAGCATCTTGCGCCGTGAGTTGTGCGGCTACCTGGGCATCTTGCACCGCGAGTTGTGCGGCTACCTGGGCCGTGACCGCACCCATTTCTGTTTGACTGGCCTTGATTGCCGCCACCAGCTCTTGGACGCTATCCAAGGTCACGTCATCGCTGGACAGCAAGGTATCCAGCGCGGCAATCTTGGCATCCAGCGCTGTAAACGCCTCGCGGATGCGCAGCACATCAACCGCCAGGGTGTTAGCAGGCGACGGCAGCGGCAGGCTCAGATGTGCGGTAATTTCAGCCATATTTAAGTCCCCTTACAAAACAATAACGCGCAAGTTACGCACTCGGGGACGCGCGGCGCTGTTGCCGCCCAGCGTTAGTTTGACGCGGATGCTGGCCTCGGTGATTGACGCCAGTTCATGCGCCATTTCCATCCAGCCGTCGCCAATGGCAAGGCTGCTTTGATAGGCAACCGGCTCAAAGGTATCGCCAATGTCAATACCCGCAGCCGATACCGCCACGCTGGCACCGGCCGGAATCAGCGCATCAAATATCACCCGCACCCGCGCCGCTGTCCCGGCAGGGATGGCCCGGCTGATATAGTCGGCCGTATCCGCTACCTGCCCGCTGACCAGTTGCGAGCCGGGAAATAAGACGGGCGAACTGCTGATCGTGCCCGACAGTGTTGCCGACACCGCGACATCGCCGGTAATGGCGACAGGCAGGCGCACCGGCTGGCCGTCCGATACTTTGACCGTGCTGCCGTCAGGCAATGCCAAATTGTATTCAATCCGCGCCGCTGAATTAGGGCTGTCAGATAAAGCCAACAGCATCAAGTCGGTAGCGGCGGTCACAGCAACGGTTCCAAGCGCTACATTTCTGTTGGTTTGGGTGTAATTAGCCGCCAACAAGCGAAATGCCATATCTTTATCCTGATGTGCAGTCCAAGTGCTGGCATTGCTCGAACTTAGCAATACGCCAACCTGAAACGGCTGACTGGTCACCCAGCGCTGAGCAAAATTGTCCCATTTTCCCAGCTCGGCTATGGCAAGCTCGGTGACGGCATCATCGGTCATCACCACAATGGCGTACTCCGTCCTGGCCTGTAAATTCACCGGCGCGGGGAATAGCGCGGGCGTCGCGGCGGTGATGCTAATGTTGGCGGGCAACAGCCGCGCTTCGGCGAGGATAGCTTGATTGGGAAACCCGGTTGTGGTCTCGCGGATCTGCACAATCACCGGCGAGGTGCCTTTCGCCGTAAACCATAAATCAACACCGCCGATCTGGGTATTGTCGTTAAGGGTAAAAGTTTGCGCCAGTGGATCAACATTTTGCCACCATAACGTGGTGGTAATTCGGGTGACCTGTTGCAGGGTGTTAATCTGCAAATCGCCCTGGCCGACAAATAACGCCTCGCCGCGACTGCCGCCGCCGCCTAAAAACTCGACGCGCTTGGCGCCGCTCTGGACGTCGGCGGGGATGGTAAATTTTCCGGTGACGACACCGGATGCATTCGCATTAATCATGATTGTGTCCTTTAAATGGCAGTTGCGGCAACGCTGATGCCGTCAAAATTAAGCGCCGTTAGCGCCTCATTGGCACCAAAACCGCTGACGCTAAAATGCACGTCAATCGGGCGTAGGGTTTCAATGGCGCTGCGGCTCGACGACAGCAACACCGTGCTGGTGCTGGTGCCGGTGCTGGAGGCATTGCCGCTGCCGACAGTGAGCCGCTGAGTGATCGGCCCCGCCGACACGGTTTCAATGACTGTCCAGCGGTCGATTGCCGGGGTCAATACCACCGTGGCCGGAATGGGATCAAACGCCATATACGGGTTAACTTTCATACTGCCGGTGCGTAAGGTTTGCTGCAACACCGGCGACAGGTTATAGGTCAAGGCGGTGCGCGTGCTCACGTCGGCGGATACGGCGGCAACAACCCCCGCAATCGGCAGCGTCAGCTCACCGCCAAAAATCGCCGCCGTTTGCGCACTGCCTAAATCGCGCATGTCATCCGACAAAAACGCATCGACCAATACACCCTTTTTTACGCCGCTCTCGCGTAATTGCGCGTCAGATGTCAAACTTTGCTGGGCAATCAGTTCGGCCAATCGGTCTATTTTATTCTGGATAACCGATAGTTCCGACATCGGCACTACGCGCACGCTGTCATTGCTGACCGTGCGGTCTGCGGTCCACGTTTGCCGCACTTTCGCCAACAATAGTAAATTAACTGGTATCGCCGGAGCCTGCGGGTTCCAGTCTGACGATACCCCGGCAATCCAGGTCAATGCTCCGTCGGCGCTAATCGCCAGACTGTCAATACGCGGTAACATTTGGCTGTAATTAGTCAATACCAGCGAGTCGACTACCGCCCCGGTCACGGTAAAGCCGGTGCTGTCAACGGCGGTCGGAATCACCGTGGCGATATACTGATAGGTCACGTCGTAAGAACTGCCGGGATCGGGTTCGGCTCCGGGCAAACTCCAGTCAACCTTCCCGGCGGTTAATTTGTATTCCGTGCCCAGCACGTAAGTCGTTGCGCCCTGCACCGCCGATAAAATGCTAATCACCGAAGTATCAGGCAACGGGTCTTGTGCGCCGGTAAAACCGCCATGCACTATCGTTTGCGTCACTTGTTTGGTAATACGCACCTGACTGATGTCGGCAACCGGCGACCTGTCCAGATCAATGCGCTGGGCGGCAACCGTGGTGCTGGCATGCGGTTCTGAGTCCAGCAGGCGCAAATCCGGGATAGCCGCATAAATCAAGCGCCGCGAGGTATTCTGTTCGACGCCGAAACCGTTGACCCGGGCGCGGCCCTCACTGACTGTGTACACCTGTTCGCCTCCGATCAAGTCGGCGACGGCGGCAACACTGAGACCGTTCACTACATAAGAGCCACCGGAGCTGTCACGGTCGTAACGGGCCAGAGCCTGGGTGACGCCGTCAAGATTCGGCGGCGGCTCTTTAGCGCGCAAGATGCCGTTTTCAACCTGATAAACCGGGAAAAATTCGCCCAGTTGTCCATCGTTGGCAAAGCCCCAGACCGCCTCAATTTTCAACCGCGATGCGCCCGGCTCCTGGTAGTTGCGGGTGCCGATCGACGGGTCGCGCAAGCTTGGGTCTTCCAGTTCGGTGATGACGGTTTCTTGCAAATACAAACCGATAGCAATCAAGCCGACAAGGGGCACTGTCATGTCTTTTAAGACGACATTACGCACCGCGCCGCGAATGTAAACCGCTCCGGCCTCGGCGATGGTATCGCCGGTTGCGGCATTGACGATCACGCGGGCATCGCGGATCACGTCGCCATCGCGAAATATCGCGTCGCTAATATCCTGAACGCGGCTGGCAAAACTGGATTGCACTTCATTGAATTCGGCGCTTTGCACCGCAAAACCGGCGCGGAACAAATGTGCGTCAAAGTTTTTGCTCGGGTCAAAGCGGTTAAAGTACGCGCTGGGCATAGTTGGCATGAGGGGTCCTTATAAAGTCAGTACGTGTTCAAAAGTCTCGCGGGTCGACGGCGAGCGGTTAATGACCGGGATGCGCTCCAACGCCACCAGAGTGCCGGGCGCGGCGATCTGGGTAGGGTCAAAGTAAAACTGCCCGGCCGGTAGTCCGGCGATAACCTCGGTGCCGGCAAACAGCGCGACCTCTCTGATCTGTGAGGCAGCGGCATCGGCAAAGTCGTAAGCGATGCGAAACAGGATATGCCGCGTCGGCGTCTCCGAGACCGCATAGCGGCCGGTCGGCACTACGATTTCGCCGAGCGCGTCTTCGACCACGTACATGACCTGGGTCACCGAACGGCGGCCGATTTCATTGATCAGCGCGGTGTCGTCAACCGATTCCGGTACCGGCGTGGCATCCCAGGCGGCATCGCCGGTGCCCCAGGCAAAATGCAGGGTTTGTGCGGCGAGTGCGATGGCGAGCGCCGTGCGTCCGCTGTTAGTTAAAGTTGCCATGATCTATCCTTTATGCAGTCAATGTTTGGTGGGTGATACTGTTGTCGCCGCCCCAGCGCCGGTCGTCCCAGCCGCCGGTCCAGCCGTAGTTGCTGCCGCGCGGCCCTATGCCGGTGTAGTCGCTGACATGGCGGCGGTCGATAAATAACAGCCCGGTCGACTCGGTCAATTTGGCGTCAGACCAGCGCAAGCTGCCGTCCATCAGCAGCTGTCCCCGCCAATCGGCAGTGAGACTGTGCCGACGGCTGGGGGTGACCGCTGCGATGATCTGGGTAAAATCCGGTACCATATTGCCGATGCCTGTGGTCATGATCCAGACTTCTTCTATTGGCGATTTATGCCGACCATAATCAAAATCCGAGAGCATCGATTCGGGTTCAGACCAGTAAAACCGGTTTAATGCGGTCTCGCTGTAGCCGCCGAAGCGGGTGTTAGGCTCGCCCAGACGCGCGTCTTCGGACAATAAAAACGCCGCCCTGGCCATGCGCCGGTTGCCGGTCATCAATAGCGGATCAGGCAGGCCGACGGCATTAATAATGCCCATCAAATGCCCGCGCATAACCGGGTTATTGCGTACAAAGGCGTCACCAAAGCGCATCACGCCCCAGCGCAACACGTCCGGGTAGCGGATCAGCGCGCTATGCAGCCGGTAGAACTGCACGCCGGACAGTGTCGCCGGGCGCACCGCGTTAATTAACCAGGTACGGCCAAAACTTAATTTAATGCCGTCGATCCACACGCCGGAATCGTCGGACAAAAACGCGTCATCCCAACGGTCTCCGGTCGAACTGTGCAACACGCGGCGGTCGTAGCCGTGATACAAGCGATAAAGCTGCACATGCGCCGGAATCGAGGCGTTGACTAAGTGTTTGATAGCGTCCAGCTGAGCGGGCGCTTCCGGCGTGCCGGTATCGATTTGCAGCCGCGCGCCGTCTTCTTCCAGCGTGACCGGCATAGCAATCCATGACAACGCCAGTTGCACCGATGCCGCCGTGCCGCGCACTTGCAGCCACGGCCAACCGGCCTCCAGCAATGCCTGGGTGTCGTCAAAAAAACCGGCCAAATCGGCTAGGCCCCACTCCGCCGCCAGCCACGGCTGTATCGGTTCGGCGACATTGGATTTTAATGCGCGGGGCGCGGCAACCAGGGTATCCAGTTCGGCGCGGCAAATCGCATCAACCAGCGCCATTTCTTCCGTGGTGGCATTGGGCGGCAATAACGCCGACATCACCATTGTGGGAGCGAATTTATTCGCGCGTCTAAGACCGACACCACCATGCCCTGGTTCCCACGCTCTGCGTGGTAACCCCCGTGACCTGTAAGCCCCAGGCATTCCCACGCAGGAGCGTGGGAACGAGGGAATTTATTCGCGTCTAAGGCCGACATCACCATGCGCTGCCGCCGTTAATTAAATTAATTTGCCCGGCAACCGCGTATTCGTTCGGTTCCAGAACTTTATTTGTCGTCGGCGCCTGCAACGCGACCCGAGAAACCCCGTCCACATGCAGCCGCGAAATCAGCCATGACAACGGCATATCGCGGCCTAGCCGGGCGTAGTCGGCAATGGCGACAGGCAAAGTGGCGCTGAGCGTTGACACCAAGTTGGTTGGTGCGGTCGGCTCGGTATACAGCGTCGCCTGCACGTCAATAATAATCGGCATGGCCTGGGCAACGGCGACGGCAACCCCCAACGGCCTGACATCATCCGCCAGGAAGCGCGCGGCAATAACCGGCAAAGCGGTACTGCCATCCGGTAACCAAATCACCACCAGCACCGAGCCGGGCAAGGTCTGCAAGGCGGCGGCGTCGATCACGTCGGCATGCGCCGACAGCGCGACAAAGCGGTAATGCTCGGCGGTGCCGTTAGCCGCTAATGCCGCGATGCGCAATTGCAGCCGCGTCCTGAGTCGGTCATCGCTCTCCAATACCTCTATCACCGGCGGCGTGGCTAGCGGGTCGGCGGCCACCATGGTCATGCGCACCACGCCGTAATTGGCGGCCAGCTGATCCAGATCGCCGCCGATCGCAAACGCCAATAAATTGCTGCGTGCGCTCTCGTTGATGCGCAGCCTGAGCAGCAACTCGCGGTAAGCGGCGACTTCTAAAATCTTGTAAGCCGGGTCGGATTCAACCAACGCGCTGAAAGTTGCATCGCGCGCCTGCAAATCCGCCAGCATCGCGGCAAAAATCAACTCGAAACTGAGCGGCTCGATAATGCTGGGCGGCGCTATCCGGGTAAAGTCGAGCGCATTCATAAGATGATGCCCTCCAGCTTGATTGGCTCGCCGTTCGGACGGTAAAGTCCGTATAACGTCAGTTCGACACGGCCGGTGGCGGTGACCGCGGCAAGTTCAACGCGGTCTAGTCGGATGCGCGGCTCCCACTTATCCAATGCCTCGGCGGTGGCGGCCACTATATCGATGATGGTGCCACTATTCATTGGGGCGTCAATCAAAGCAAATAGCCGCGAGCCGTATTCTCTGCGCATCACCCTTGTGCCGATAGGCGTGGTCAGGATGTCGATAATCGACTGCTTTAAATGGCCGATACCCGCCAAGGCCGCGCCGGTTTTGCGATTAACGCCGCTCAGGCTCATTGTGTCTGTCCTGTCGGCGCCACGCTTCCGCCTTGCGGATCGTCATGGGTATGGCCGTTGTAAATGCCACGATCGCCCTGCATGCTGCGGGTATGGTCGGTAATGTCGCCGCTTGCTTTGATATTGCCGGTCACGGTCAAGTCGCCGGTAAAGGCAATGCCGCCGGTTGCTATTAATTCGACTGTCGCACCTGCCGGCAACACCGCTTTCAGATGATGCAAGGCGCGGTCGTATTCGATCACCGCGCCGTCTTTGTATACAGTGTGCTGTTTGTCCGGGGTGTTGACCGGTTGAGCATGCGCCGCCTGAAATAATCCTGTCAGCACCACGCCCTGATTCAGCTCGCCTGACGGCGCTAAAATCAACACCTGCTCGCCGACTTCCGGCGCATGCCAACTGACATCGCCGCCCGCGCGTTGGTTAACCCAGGGTATCCAGCCGGTTAAAATATCCCCGGCTTTAACGCGTACTTTGGCCGTGGCATAGTCGGCCTGGTCGATGGTGCCAAGGCGGATCAGGTTGCTGATGCGCCGGTCCAGTTCGGTTGATTCAAAGCTCATAAATCCCCCCGGATGTATTTGTCGACGTAGGGAATGCCGATTTCAGGTGACAGACCCAGCCAGACTTCAGTGGGGGTTACGCCGGTACTGTCCCAGACAGACTCGCCCAAATACAGGCTTTGTTGCCAGCGGATGGCGCACACGCCTAAGCCGTTATCGACCAGATAGGCATAGTTCATCGGCTTGAGGTCAATGCCCGAGGGCCTGCTGATAGCGCTCAAGCCAAACCGGTTGTTTTGCAGCCTGAGCAATACCTGCTGAGCCAGCGCCTGAGCGTCCTGGTTGCGAGCGCGGGCGTTGTTCAGCACTCGGGTAATCGCATAGGCCGTAAAGGTGCATACCAGCTCGACCTGCTCGGTGCCGGTATCGGCGCCTTGCTTGCCGCTTTCAAAATCCAGCCACACCGCAGGCACGTTGATTAAGGTTTTTTTAGTCGCCACCTCGGAAAACTGCCCGGCATAGATCGCCACCTGCACGCCGCTTAAATATTGGCCAAAATCGGCCACGATCGCGGCTTGCAAGCCGTTAATGCCGTTAGCATTCATCAGATAAAGCTCTTGTCTTTGCGGTTAAAAACGGTGCCGCCGGTCTGCATCTGCGCGGTATTCTGGCTGGAGGGCTTAGCGCCCAGCGCGGTAATGCCGATACTGATGTCGCCCTTGGCCACGCCGATTAAAAACTTGACTGCATCGTTATAGCGCTTGGTCACCTGTTCCGTCGCCAGGTCGTCATACAAGTAATACCGGCTCATATCGCAGGCAATACGGGTAATCGACTTGGGCACCGGAGTAATCGGAGCGGCATAGCGGCTGGACAGATAGCCGTCAATCTCGCCGTCGGCGTCGCTAATCGCCCGGTCAACCACCGCCACATCAATCACGCCATCATTGTCGTGATCGGCCAGCTGGATAAGTTCCTGTTCTGAAAACCGGTCGATCAGATCAGTCAGCGTGCAATAACTCACGGCTTAGTCCTGAGCCTCAACGGTAAACATCGGGTCGGCCTCAAGCACCGCCAGCTCAAACGCCTTTAGATCCGTCGCTTCGACCAGCGTGCTACCCATCCAGGCGCGACCCAAACGGCGAAAGCCGTCTTTCTTGACCGTGACCAGATAGCCTTTGGCGGTCGGTTTTTTAGTGGGCTTGGTTAATTCAGCCATGATAGTTCCTCAGGTAGGGGCGACCGCCTGGCCGCCCGTTTGAATAGGTTATTAAGCGCCGGTGCTGCCCACTGACAACTGCCAGAAGCCATAAACCCCGGTAGCGCGTGCTTCCGCGCCGAACTTGTATTCCGCCTTGGAAAACACGTCGTCATTTTCCATCGACGTTTGCGACACAAACACCGGACGCTTACGCATTTGCAGGATAAACGGCTTCACCGCTTTGGAGGTCACATGCAGAAACCACGCGGTATCTGAAGTCAGCGCCGGGTTAACGATCACCGTGGCCGTGCCTCTGTACGGGTTAGGGCTGTTGTCGTCCAGCTTGTCGGCGTTAATCAGCTTGTTAGCAATCGCTTCCAGCGCAGGCGGAACTTCCAGCGTATCCGGCACCAGCCTCAAGGGCATGCCTTCTTCGTCGGTAAACTTCATGATCGCTATTCTGGCCGCGCCGTAACCGGCCGCCGCTGTCGCCGGGGTTGCCGTGCTCAAGACCGTCGCCAGCTTGTTGGACACCGAAGCCCCTTTAACCTCGTGGTCGGTGTCGTAAAAAAACTGGCCGTCGATGCCGGTATTGATAAAGCCGTTGTTTTTCAGCTCATCGATGATGATGTACGGCAGTTCCGCCGCCGAATCGCCCGCCATATGTGCCTGGGCGCTGTAAATGCCGATGCTGTCGTCTTCGATGTCGTTGCGTTTGACCGCAATCGTGGTTTCCCAATCCTCGTTGACCGCCGTAAACTTGTTGGCCGCCAAGGCTTTGATCGACTTCTCGCCGATCCATTTGCGCATCATCGGGAAGCGGCTTAACCAGGCGTAATCCTCGCCCCGGCTGTTGGACTGCACTTCCATCGCGGTCGCCTGCCAGTTGCCGGTTTGCGCGGTCAGGGCGTTATTGAAGGTGGTTTTCAGGCCGGTAAAAATGCTCTGGATAGAGCTTTTGTTGACTAACATGGTTCGATTCCTCTAAAAATTAAGCGATTCTGATCCAGACGCCGGCAGCATCGACATCGACAATCTTGCCAGCGGCGCTACGGGTGCCGGTGCCGTCGGTGTCGGCAACGGTTTGATCGTCGACGATATAAGCGGTGCCGCCTAAATCGGCGCGGGCGATGCTGCCGTCATTGGCAAACAAAAACACCCCGTTGCGTACCTGCACCGTCTTGTCTCCGGCCGCACCGGTGGTGTTATCGACGGCCTCTTCGGCGCGGCCGAGCGCAATCAGGCCGGTAGCGGTTAAGCCGGGTTTGGCATTACGCGCCGCATCCAGCACCACCAGTGACCCGGCGAAAATATGGGCGGCGGCGGCCACCGGATGGTTAAACTCGTCGCCTTGGCGTTGCGCGGTATTGCGGTCTTTCGTCAGTACAGCCATTAGTCGTTCTCCTGTTCAATAAAATCGATGCCCGTGGCGCTGATGCGGTACTTGGGGCCGTCAGCTTGCAAGTAGTGGCGCTCACTCAAGTAGTTCAATTCAAAATCAATCGCGCTCCCCGCTTGCCGTTCCAATTCCCGCCGCCAAACCCAGCCTTGACCGGGATCGGCATGCAAGGCCAGATACAGCGCCTTCAGTAGCGCCACGCGGATACTGCGGCTTTCTGCAATCAACTTATGCATCTTCAGCCAAGGTTTTTTTAAAGTCATCCTGGGACAAGCCCAATTGCGAGCACACCGCAATCTGCTCGGCTGTCAGCACCGCGACGCCGCTAGCGTCCAACTGTCTGCCGCTGGATTGCTGCGCGTTCAGCGCCGCGACCGGTTGCGCCACATCCAGATAAGCCTGGAGTGCGCTCTTTTCCAAACTCCGCGCCCAAGGCTCCTGCACCGGCAACAACTTGCCTTGCGCTTTAGCGGCGGCGATCATCTCATCGACCTGACCGTCGTTCACCTGAGCGGTCAATGCCGCCAGTTGCGCCTGCAAGCCGGTGATAGCAGCAACCGCTGTCTCCGGCGTGGTCAATGATGCCGCCGCAATCGCAATGTCCTTGTCGGCCAGTTGTTGATGTAATTGCTGATTGCCGGTATGCAAGGCAGTGGTGGCGGCCAGCACTTCTTCAGGCGTTGCCCCTTCTTTAAGGCCCAGTAAAGTTAAAAGTTTCAGATCCATAAAGGACTCCTGTGATGATGGGTTAAGGTTAAAAGCGGTCGCGGCTGCCAACAGCACCGCGTCCATACCGTCGATGGCCGGATTGTTGGTTAAGGCGACATGGAGCAGATCGAGCACGCGGCCGGTGGTCGGCTCATACGAAAATACCGGGGATAAATAGCGGTATTCCCCGGTGGCAATATGCGCCGCCGCTTTGGCTGTCCATTGGGGATCGGCGGCCATCAAGCCCTTGCCGTCCACCCAATGCAGATTGGCGGGCGCAAGCCAACCGGCCGCCGGGGCAGGCTGGCCGTTCTTGGCGGTAGCCAGGGTTTGATGTTCGTAGTCGACCGCAATATCATTGGTCCGCTGAGTGACCCGCGCTATCAAGGCCGCGGCAATGGAGGCATCGATAAACCACGGGCCGCTGCCTGCCATCGCACCGCGAGGCGCATCAAACTGACCGGCAGGGAATAACTGGATAGCGCCGTCCGCGCCCGGCGACAGCGAGAATAGACAAGCAGCAATGAGTGGGTTTTTTTTGTTCATGGACTGCATCATAGGCAGTCATCGATAAAACGGGAATGTGACGGGCTTCGGAATGGGGATTTTATCTGTGCAGGGACATGGGTCGTGACTTTACCGCACAAACAGCGCTGAGGCTGTCGAGGGTATGCGTTAATTGAGTGTTAAATTTTTTTTCGGCTCGATATGTGGGTTTTAGCAAAATACAACTTAAATCGCTTCTGCCTAGCTTTTTTAAATCGGCATTTTCCAAAACCGGGGATTTAAGGGGGAAAACGCACTCAGTCGAGCCAAGTGCGTTTTTAACATCCTATAGCTTATGCGGCTTGCCAGCCGTTAATGGGTTTTTTTGGCATAGGCTAAGCGGCAGAATGTAATACATTGACCTTGCCCGGTTTAAGCGCCTGCCCTAAATTATCCGAGGCAATGCGGTATTCGGTCAGCAGGAACGCCAGCAGCAAGGCCTGCTTTCCGCGGTCTACCGCATGCAAGTCGCTGGCCGGAATCATCAGATCGCTGACCGCTTCCAGGCAGGCGGTGATATGGTCAATGCGATCCAGTGCGTCCAGTGTTGCGCTCATTGGGCACCGTCCAGTTTAGCCAGCCTGGCCAACAATAGGTCACGTTCGGCGGCAACCATGCTGTCCGCCACGTCCTGCACCGAGGCGGGCGGCAAGGCGGCCTGAGAGTATGACCAGGGATACTTGCCGCGCACCAGCAAGCTGACCGAAGCCCGCGAAACCCGCACCACCTTGGCAATGTCGGTCATCGATACCCCTTGCGCGGCCAGCGCCAGAGCTTCGGCTTCGACGGTGCGGGTGATCTTAACCGTGCCTTTCTGGTTGACCTCCAGCAAGCCAATATAGCGGGCAGTCACATCCAGTTTTTGCGCCTGCTGTACCGAGACTTCGGCCATGGTGCACATATTGCTGGCCATGGTCTCCATAAAGCCTTCCATGCGTTCCATGCGGGCTTCAATGCTGGCAGGCATGGCGGACGGCGCGGGCTGTAGGCCTTTAGCCAAGGCGGCATAGGAGCGTATCACCTGCAAATGAAAGGCTGGGCTGATCCACATCGCATAAGCATAGACCAATTCTTCTACGACAAAGGTGCCTTGAGTCATGAAAAAGCTTTTGACGATACTGATAGGTTCTAAGTGCTTGATTTTGTCGGATACCCTAATTTGGGTATCCGTATAAATCAATGGCTTACGCAATTCATCAACCAGGTCTTTAGTTTGTTGATTTCTAAGCCATCGATTAGGCTCGTGCTGAGATAATCCACCAGCAGCCTTATGCAGATCAGTCAGATTGAAACGGCCTGAACTGTCTTGGGCGACAGCAATACCGGAAATATTGAGGGATAATTCGGTAGTCATGATAGTTTCCTTTTGAGTAAGAAGACCATCACCCTATAGTTAGAATCGGGCGATGGACTGACACGGGTTCTAACCACCGCCAAAAGGAGCGGCCCGCCCGAAGGCGGCCCATGCCAGCCCACCATAATTCGATAGACATAAAAAAAGCGCATGATAGTGTGCGCCGGCACCTTTTGTTATTGCGGGGGTTAGAGTCCCGACACCGGCTTTGCCAGTGCCCGAGCAGATTAGCCCTTTGCGCGGCCTTTGTCAAAACTTAAACAGCCTGTTCCAGGTGGCGGGTAATAATCTCGATGACGGCATTGCGGTCATCGGCAGAAATGCCCAAAAACGGCCGCGCTGGAATATCGCCCCATAGAGCCGGAAATTCGGCCTTGGTGCCGCCGAACTGCATCATCGCCGCGTATTTCATCGGGCTGCCGATCTGCACGCCGTCATTGCCCAGCAATTGAGAATCGATGGTATCGCCCAGAGTACCGTGCTCGGTCAACGGCTGGCTGCGGCCCTTACGCGCAATCGTGGACTCGGCATTGCCCAGCCACGCCGAACCGTCGGGAGCGGTCTGGCTGCCAAAGCGTTGCTGGGTGGAGTCTTTTAGCTTATCGCCTATTTTTTGCAGAGCAGGGCGCAGGTTGCCTGTTACCTGCTGCAGGTTGCGCAAGGCCGCCTGGAGCTCGCGGTCGTCGACGCTTATTTCAATCATTTAAAACTCGAAGCTGACAAACTGCCCGCCGACCACGGCCAACCGCTCCAGCGAATCCTTGAGAACATGATTGGCGTTGGTGATGGTGAGCCTGGCACCGTTGCTGTGAGCAATAGCGGCCAATTCATTGAGGCTGTTAATACTGACCATATTGGCGTCAATGCGCAGTCCTGCGCCTGACGTTAACAGGTTTTTTAGGGTTTCAATACTGTGCATCGCGGCTCCTGAGTGGTAAATTTTAGGGGTTAGTTTATACTGAAAAGGCCGGTCGTCGTAAATCGCTTACGAGCCCTTCCGCTTTGGCGGTTGATGAGGTCTAGCGGGGAGCGCGTGCCCCGCGACCGGCGCCCTTATCTGATCCTGTCCGTTTGCTTTGGCCTGCTGCCTTCCTGGTTCTTAAACAGCGTCAAAAAGTAATTCTTCTTGCCATCTGCGGTGCGCTTTAAGGCCGCCCGATAAACAATGTCACCAATCGTCAGATAAACCAGACGCTCCTCGCCTTGACGGTAAACCTCGCCGGTTTCCAGAATCTCCTGAACGTTCAAATAATCCGTTAAGCCGATTTCTGGATGGGCGACCAAGTGCGCGGCCAAGGAATGCTGCGACAGCAATACCGTCGCCGTCTCCGAGCCTAACAAGGCCTGATCGGCCGCAGGCAGCACCGCAATGGGGAATTCCCCGCGCAGTTTCCCGGCAAAGAAGTCTGTAAAAATAGAGCCATTAACCAGATCCTTGACATTGGCGCGGGCCAATTGCCACGGCAGCGCTTCCTGCTTTTGCTGTTGAATCTCGACCGCCTTGACCAGATTGCTTTTGCCCGGCGCATAGTTAAAGCCGTAATCCACGCCCTTGGGCAGGGTATGCACTTCGCCGTTGCGGTCTATTTTTTCGTAAGTGCCGTCATCCGGGGCTGGATGGCCTTTGTACTCGCCGGGATCGGCGGAGGCAATGCGGCATCGGCAACCATAACCGTTAGGCGTAAAATGGGTATCCCACCACGGATCATCATGCGGCAACACTGTACCGTTCCAGCTTTGATGCAGCGGGCGCGGGTGGGCTACGGTATCGTTGTGGATATACTTCCAATTCGGATAAATCTTTAAAAAATCAGGATCGGTCAATAATTGCATTGAACCATCAACGGAAGCGCCGAGCGCGAACGTACAGGCGGCGATACCGATATGGGCAGATAGCTGATTAGATTTAAGAGGCTGTTTTTTGTTCATGGGCTGCATGATAGACAGCCACAAGGTGGGCGGGTATCCGAAGTGCTTCGGAAGGGGTGTTTACTGGGGAGTGTTTACACTATAGCAAAATACAACCCGCGCAACCCACTTAAATGATTGTTACGGGCGTTTATAAACGCGCTGGCGGGTATTTTTGGCGCTTAATGATGTGAGAGTTGGCGTAAAGGCCGTTTTTGCGGCTGTACGCGTTTTTACGTAGGTAAGGATACGTAGGTTGGGTTGACGCAAGAAAGCCCAACATTTTTAGCGTCCATGTGTTGGGCTTCGTACCTTAGCCCAACCTACGACTACAATATTTCTTTAGGAGATACCCATGCCCCATTTTAAGAGCTTTGAGCAATTTTGTGATCAATCCCATGCATTAGCATATCGCGGTAGACAATTGCTTGCCGAATCCAATCATCAGGAAGCGACTTGGTCATGTTGTTGGCTATTATTCGCTCGCTGCCTTCGGAAAAATTTTGCTTCAGTTGTCCGGGCGCTGGGTGGGTTGCTATTACGGCATAAAAAAACGCCGTCATAATCTCCTGTTGGCATTGCAGCACATCAAGACGCACCGCTGATTTGATTGCATCTAAAACCGGCCTGTCGCTTGCAGAGCTATGGCCCAACCGCTACGACAAGCAGCCCGAACAAGCAGCTTAGGAGATCATCATGCCAATCACCCCAACCAAAAACACCGACCTGTTCCCGGAAACCCTGCTGGTCGATATAGTCGACGGTCATACATTTACCACCTCGCTCAAGGTAGCTGAGCATTTTCGAAAGCAACATAAAGATGTCCTCAAAACCATCAATAAACTGATTACCGAATGCCCCGACAAAGAGTTTAGCGAGCGCAATTTTGCGCCCGCGAAATATCTTGACGAGCAAAAAAAGCCGCGCCTCATGTACAAGATGACCCATGACGGTTTTGCCCTGTTGGCGATGGGTTTCACCGGCAAGCAAGCCTTGCAATGGAAGATCGATTTCCTGACCGCATTCCGCAGCATGGAAACCGCCCTCAAAGCCCGCGTTGAACGCCGAGCCAATGCGCTGGGCTATCTGCGCCGACATTGGCTGACCATTGAGCAAGCCCATGATAACGGCCTGTCGCGCCGTCAAACTTGCGCACTAACCGGACACCGTTCGCCCGATACCATCACCGCCAACAAGCGCCGTATGCGTGATGCTGGCTTGCTGCATAACTAGGAGCCTCCCCATGAAACGCATAAACGCTAAAGATTTTTTTGCCGCATTTTGCGAACAAAACCCCAGCGATGCTCATCGGCTCATGATTACGATGCTGAGTCACCCTACCGGCGGCGTTAGTTTTTTTATGCCCAGCCTGATCAGTCCTGAAGACCAGGCGAAATTCTGGGGAGACACTTACGCCGTCGCCATGAAATATATTTTTAAATCGGCTGATAAGCCGGATCTTCCCGACCAAAAATAACAGCCTGTATAGGCATGTCGCCATACGCGCAACTGCCTACGTAAAACAACGTACGTATTAATACCTAAGCAAAACTACCTAAAAGAGGAACGATCATGCCCCAACCAAGCAACCTAACCCCTCTGGAAGCCGCCCGAGCCAAGCAGTTAGCCGCTCGCCGCAAAATCCAGGCGTTACCTAAACAGCCTCCCAGAGCGGAATGGCCCCACGTCAACTGGCACGAGCACTATATGCAGCGGGTGGCGAAATGAAAACCACCATCAAGGAAAAAAGCTCGGACATTAAAAGCGCGATCAAAGTGCTGGCGGTGCTGGATGTACTGCTGCGCAACTTCGCGCACGGCTTTAGCCCCAAGGAATTGATTGAGGCGACTGGGTTTAGCGGCACCGACATCACCCGCTATGTCAACACGCTGGAACAGGCGGGGTTTGCCGAGCGCATCCAGGAGACCGGGCGAATCAGGCCGAGCGAGCGGTTTGCGCGGCATGCCGTGCAGATACTGCACTCACTCAACACCGCCGAAAAACAACTGGCGGAACTTAATCAACGCATCAACAGGACATAAACATGACCGATAAATCTACTGGCACAGCGCTAACACCGGCGCAGGAAAACAATGTGCAGCAACTCGTTGAGGCTGGCAATCAGATGTCTATTGCTAATGCAGCGGTAATAGCCAGCGTTGATGTACTCAAATCGTTGGGCCGAATTGAGGCTGCCGACTTTTTTGCGACCGTCGCAGATAAATTGATCGCCGAAACAGCAATAAATATCCGTGAAAGCAAGCAATACAAAGGATTGCCCTACAAAGACGACGCTGGAAATTTGCGACAGGTCGCAGATTTTCCAGAGTTCTGCACCGCATTCCTTGGAAAATCTTACAGAAGAACTATGGAGCTGATGAGCAACCACAATCTGCTGGGCTCGAATCTGTATGAGCAGGCAGAACGCTTGGGTTTTCGCCAACGCGACTATAACGCCTTAAAAGCCCTGCCATCTGACGACCGCCTAATTATCGCTCAGGCGATTGAGTCCGAAGACCTGGATAAAGCACTTGACCTGATGCAGCAGCTGGCCGCCAAACATTTCCGCGAAAAGGAAGCCTCAGCCAAACAGGTCGAATTATTAACCGGGGATTTGATTGCGAAAGACACGGTCATCAGCGAATACAACGAATCCCTAACGAAAAAAACCAACCGCATCCAGGTATTGGAGGCGGAAAAGCGAACAACTATCGACGAAGTGCAGATGCCCGGCGAATTCCAGCTCTCGCGCTTGCAGGAATATAGCCGCGAACTGACGGTAAAAGTCACCGCCACGCTGAACAGCGAGATCGCCAAGCTGTACCGGGTATTCGAAGGCCAGCCGCCCAAGCATATCGAGCTGGCTGCGCGGCAGGCAGTCGGCTTGATCATCACTGCGGCTTACGGCGTCGCCGACAATATGGGCTTTGTGCCAATCCTTGACGCCGAGCAGGCGGCAGACGAGCCCGGCAGGGCCGAGGCTAAGGCGTTTGAAGCGTTTATGGCGACGCAAGAACAGCAAGACGAGGCATAACCATGCATCCCGCCTACATACAACAACTGGTGGGCATTGCCGACGCCGTGGCGGCGGCTGGCCACGGCGAGAAGGAATCGATCTACCGGCGCGCCTGCCAGGAGCTGGGCAAGAACCGAAGCACCTTGTTGCGGCATTTAAAAAAAGTCGCGGTCGGCAAGCCGCGCAAAAGGCGTTCCGATGCCGGGGTAGTGGCGCTGAGCGCCGCCGATGCCGATGTGGTGTCGGCCTATTGCCTGGAAGGCTACCGCAAGAACAATCGCAAGATCACGCCGGTTAAGGAGGCGATTCAAGTGCTACGAGATAACGGGCTAATTACCGCCGCTACGCTGGACGCGGCGACCGGGGAACTGGTGCCGCTGTCGGACTCGGCGATTGCCAACGGCCTGCGGGTCCACACCTTGCACCCCGAGCAATTGCGCCAGGCGACGCCGCACACCAATCTGCAATCGCTGCACCCTAATCATGTGTGGCAGGTGGACGGCTCGGTGTGCGTGATTTATTACCTGCCGGACGGCGGCGCGGAACTGGTGGAGCTGGACGACGCGGTGCATTACAAAAACAAGCCGCAAAATCTGAAAGCGATTGAGCAGTTTCGGGTGATTCGTTACGTCGTCAGCGACCATGCCAGCGGGGTAATCCGGTACCGCTATTACCCGCATGCCGAATCAGGCGAGCATACGGTGCGGTTTTTGGCCTGGGCGATGGCGCCAAAGTCCGGTAACGATCCGTTCCACGGTGCGCCGATGATCGTGATGGTCGATCCGGGCGCGACTAGCGGCGGTCTGGTGCGGCGGTTTTGCACTAGGATGGGCATTGAGCTGATCGTCAACAAGCGGCGCAATCCACGGGCCAAGGGCAGCGTCGAAAAGGGCAACCATTTGGTGGAAACCTCATTTGAGCAGGCGCTGCGCTTCATGAAAAAACGCCCGACCGACTTTAACGGGCTGAATGCGCTGGCGGAAACCTATCAACTGTGGTGGAACGCCACCAAAGAGCACAGCCGGACCAAACGCACCCGCTTTGCGGTGTGGCTGACCATCACTGCCGAGCAATTGCGCATTACGCCCAGCGCCGAGGTGTTGCTGAGTTTGGCAACCGATGAGCCGATCAAACGCCAGGTACGCGGCGACTTAACCATCTCGTTTAAAAACCGGACCTGGAAAGTCGATCATGTGCCCGGCGTGTATGTGAAAGGCGACGTGTACGTGCATTGGCATCCGTTTATGGTCGATACCGCGATGGCTGTGATCTGGGGCGAAGACGGCCAGGAGCAGCATATTGCGCTGTATGAGGATAAAGCCAACGCACTGGGCTTCAGGGAGAGCGCGGCGGTAATCGGCGAGGAACATAAGGCCAAGCCGGACACCATAGCCGATACCAACCGCAAGCGCGTCCATCAACTGGCCGCCGGTACCGACACCCTGGCGGCAACCGAGAAGAAGCGCGGCAACAAACATTATGTGCCGTTTGACGGCAAGATCGACCCGCTGCTGGCCTCCAAACAGGCGCTGGCAACGTTTATGCCCAAGCGCGGCACGGCTTTGGCTGTTAATGCCCCGACTGTTGAGCTGTTGAAGTTGAGCCCGGTGCAGGCGGCTAAATGGCTGCTGGGGCGCTTGGGTAGCGATTACCGGCCGGAGTTGCTGGCGGATGTGCAGTCGCGGTTTCCCGAAGGGGCGTCCGAGGAGGATTTGGAGCAGGTGCTGGCGGATCTGGCAGTGGGTAGAGCCGCGACCGGGCGCGCGCAATTAAGAGCGATTTAATAACAATAACACCAACCAACAGAGGTAACGCCAATGGCTAAAACAATCATCATTATCGAAGACGAAGACACCGCAACATCACGCATCAGCGTGCAGGTAATGCGTCTTGCCCGACCCAGCGAAACGGACGATAACACCCCCGCAAAAGTGCTGGGTGGCGTCATCGAGGCGGCATTGCAGGATTTTTTAGCCGGGCGTAGTTTTGATGCGCATGTCATGCCCATGGCATCGGCAGCCAGGCACTAATCATGCTGGCCCTAAAAAATCGACTGCTAAGCAACGGCATCAGCCAGGCGCAACTGGCCCGAGACATCGGCTTGTCGCCCGCTTTGGTAGCGCAATTGTTGAACCATGAAAAATGGCCGACCAGCCCGGATAAAACCACCCTGATGGGGAAGATTACCGAAGCACTGGTCGTCCGAGATATTGCCGTTGACGCGGCAATGTTTGCAGCGGTTGCGGGTTCAACGCCTGCAACCATCACCCCCAACCAAGAAGGTATCGATATGTTACTACGTAAAACCGCGCTGTCACAAGCGGCGAGACAGCACTTTAGTCTTTTCCGCGACCCGTTCAGCAACGACATCAACGAGGCGGCGGACGTGTTCACCTCGCCGGACATCCGCCGGGTGCGGGAATACCTGTGGGCAACGGCCATGCACGGCGGTTTTATTGCGGTGATCGGCGAAAGCGGTTCCGGCAAGTCCACGCTGCGCCGCGACCTGCACGACCGCATCGCCCGCGAGGACGCGCCGATCCTGATTATCGAGCCGTATGTATTGGGCATGGAAGACAACGACGTGCGCGGCAAAACGCTGAAAGCCAGCGCGATTGCCGACAGTATTATCCTGACCCTGGCCCCGCAGGAAAAACCCCGCGTGTCCATGGAGGCCAAGAGCCGCCAACTGCACAGGATATTGAAAGACAGCCGCCGCGCCGGGTTTAACCATTGTTTGATCATCGAAGAGGCGCACGGGCTGAGCATTGCCACCCTCAAGCATTTAAAACGCTTCTTCGAGCTGGAGGACGGCTTTAAAAAGCTGCTGAGCATCGTGCTGATCGGTCAGACCGAGCTGAAAATCAAGCTGTCGGAGCGCTCGCCCGAGGTGCGGGAAGTGGTGCAGCGCTGCGAAGTGGTCGAGCTGCCGCCGCTGGATGCGCAACTGGATCAATACCTGAAATTCAAATTCGAGCGGGTCGGCAAAGGCATTGATGAGCTGTTTGAAAAAGACGCACTGGATGGCGTCCGCGGCCGGTTGATCTTCGCCAAGGCCGGTAAAACCCGCGAGTCGGTCAGTTTGATGTACCCGTTGATGATCAATAATCTGGTCACGGCGGCGATGAATCAGGCGGCGCAGCTGGGGTTTCCTAAGATTTCCAATGATTTAATTCTGGAGGCGTAGATGACAATGAAAAGCTATGAACTCATCGGTACCCATCACGACCCTGAAGCCGTCGAACACATCAGCCGGGTGGTTAACAAACTGCATTTTTTGGGGCTGGTTATCATCAATGCTCAGCCTGGACGGACACCGGCGATCCATGTCCAACCTAATGCCGCGACCCGGCTGTTGCCATCGGCCTATACCGGCCAAGGCTGGGAAGGCGGCAAGATGTACAAATCCTATGCGGCGGTGGTCGATGGGGTCAAAGTCGTTTGGCATAAGCCGATGCGAGCACCGGCCGCCTCCAAGGTGATCCGCTGGCCCGGGCAAGGTTATCGCCGGGCGGCGCGCAAATGCACGGGCTGATGGTGTTGGCGGTGGTGCTGATCGCCGTGTCACTGTCGATGCGGTTTTGGTGACGGTGTAAGTTGGGCAAACTGTTCTGCCCAACATTACCCAATAAACGTTGGGCAGAAAGACGCTGCCCAACCTACATTTTTTTTAAACAACAGGAAAAAAAACAATGTCTCAACAAGAAGTCATACCTACAGGCTATTTAAAAAACAGCCTAGGCCACTTGGTGCCGCTGCAACTGGTCAGCGAGATCGATAAGCTCCGTAATGAGTTGGTGATGGAAATTATCGGCAAGGTCGCCGATTTGCGCGAGCTGCTGGGCGGATTTAAAGCGGATACCTTCGGCGAAATACAGGCGTTTTCCGAATTGTCAGCAGAGAAATACAAGGTCAAGCTGGGCGGCATCAAGGGCAATATCACGCTGTGTTCATTCGACGGACGTTATCAAATCAAGGTGTCCCAAGCGGAAATCAAAATATTCGATGAGCGTTTGCAGTCCGCAAAGAAACTGGTTGATGACTGTATTCATCGCTGGGCGGAGGGCAGCCGGGTAGAGATTATCGCCTTGGTTGAGCATGCCTTTCAAACCGACCAGGAAGGCAAAATCAGCCTGGGGCGCATTTATACGCTGTTGCAATACGATATACAGGATGAGCAATGGCAATTGGCTATGCAGGCGTTGCGCGACTCTATGCAAGTGGTGGGGACTAAAGCCTATTTGCGGATTTACGAGCGCAATAGCGACGGCAAGTTCGACCAGTTGGCGCTGGATATTGCGGGGGTTTGATATGAGCGAGCCAAGCAAAATACTCAGCAAAATTAAAAAATGCCTAAGACTTGCCTCCATTAATAACGCCAACGAAGCAGCAACGGCGTTGCCGCCAGGCTCGGGCTTTGATGGTAGCGCACCCGCTACAGGTCTAGGTTATCAACGATGAGCTGCAGTTTCGATTGCCCTTACTGCGGCACGTCTATCGACATTATCCAAGGCATGGAGCTGGCCGCAGGCAATGAGTGGACGGAGCTGATTCAAAGCATACCGCCGAGCATGATCGGCGCTCTGCTCCGCTATCTGGAGCTGTTTAAGCCGAAAATACAGTCGCTGCGCTGGTCGCGGCGGCTGGCGCTGACCCAAGAGCTGATGCCGATGATTAAAAGCGGCACGGTGGTACGGGGCGGTATTACCCACGCAATGCCCATGCAGGCTTGGGAGGGCGAAATGATGAAGCTGGTCAGCAATAAACCCGCGGCGCTGGTGCTGCCGCTGAAATCCAACGGTTATTTGCTGTCGATCATGGTCGGGCGTGTTGAAAAGCAACTGGCTGCGACTGAGGCCAAAGCGATCGAGGCGCAGCGCAACCGTGGGCAATCCGGCGCACAGATGGGCATGCAACCGGTCGGTGCGGTTGTCACGAAAGCAGTAGCCAAGAAAGCTGCAGAACCTAAACAAAAATCCGGCCCGCCGTCAGGCTGGCAGGGCAAGGCTAAGAGAGTATCCAATGAATCGTAGAAATTACCAACCGCGCTCCGAGACAGATAACCGCAAACGCTACTATACTCTGCTGCAAGTCGGCAAAGATCAGCTGGGCTGGGATGACGAGTTTTACTACGGCATCTGGCTGCCGATGCAGGGCGCTACCCTGAAAAACGGCAAATACTCGGCCTCGACAATGTCTATCGGCCAACTGTGCCAGGCGGTCGAGGTCATGAAGGGATTGGGCTTTAAGGTTAAACCGGCTCAAGCTAAGTCATCCAGGGCGCTGGCCGACGACGGGCAATCCAAAAAAATCAGGAGCTTGTGGCTGGAGATGCATAACCAGGGCATTGTGCGCGATCCGTCCGAGGCCAGTCTGGCTAACTACGTCAAGCGTTTGACCGGCGTCGAAGCCTTGCAATGGCTGGATACGGCACAAGCGAGCGGCGTCATCGAGGCATTGAAGAAATGGCAAAAACGCGTTAACGGCCCGGTCGCTCAGTAATATGCACCCCTTACCCCGGCATTTGCTGCCCCCGAAACTCCTGGAAATCGCGGAATACTGCGGCGACAAGACCGCGATGGACTTGCTGCAGCATTACGGCGGCGGGCATGTGTGCGTACCGCAACAGGTTGATGCCCTGCATCAGCTGAGTCAAGTGCTGGGTCCAAGAGCCGCCGCGGCCTTTTGCGAGAACTTCGCCGGGGAGATTATCCAGATCCCCAAAGCCGCCAAGGCCTTTAGAGCGCTACGCAATACCGAGATCAGGCGGTTGCGCAAAGAGCGTGAGCCGCTGTTTAACGTCGCCAGGAAGTTCGGTTTGACCGAACGCCAGGTGCTGACCATCTGCAATAGTATGGACGAGGATGTCGGGCAGGTGGATATGTTTGATATTGATGATTGATTTTTTAACCGCCGATTTAGGCATAACTAAGAGGTAATTAACATGGCATTATTCCCCAAGACCAACACCATCATATCTGTTTTTTTGATGTCTTATGCAGCTCTCTTTATTGCGTTTTGCTATTTTTTATACTGGCTGTTTGAGTAGCAGTGGGTAATCTCGAAATTTGACAAAAACAACCCCGAGGGCTAATCTAATTGTGCGCTGGCAAAATCCAGCGTACGGGATTGGCGTCTCGGTATTTCAACGGCACATGGCCGCTTCAAGCGGTTTTTTTGTGTGCATCGCTCCAGCTCTTCATTATGTCGGGCTGGGCAGGCAGCCCCTAAAAAGGCTGGCCGGGTCCGTTGAACCTGGTACGCCAACCTGTCCAGTCCGGCACCATGATTGGCGTCATGTTGCCGGATTATCTAATATTTCAACGGAGATCAACATGAATACAGCATTACAAACTTTCCAATTCCAATCCCATCAATTAACTGTCATTACCGACGAGCAAGGCGCATCTTGGTTTATCGCCAAAGAAGTTGCTGAAATACTCGAATACAGCGACGCGTTTGAAATGACCAAAAAGCTAGATGAAGATGAAGTTCAAAACCTGCAAATCGCCGGTTTTGGAAATCGCGGCGTCAATGTCATCAACGAGTCTGGATTATGGTCATCAGTCCTCAGAAGCACCAAACCCGAAGCCAAAACCGTTAAAAAATGGCTAACCTCAGAAGTCCTCCCCGCTATCCACAAAACCGGCAGCTATCTCGCCCCGCAATCCACCGCCCAAGAACTGCTCGACACCCAACGCCAACTGATCGACTCGCAAAAATACGCGCATGAGGTTTTCAAGGAAAAAGCCAACGCTTATACCGATCATCTGATCCAGCAAAACAAGCAGCTAAATTTTAGGATTGATGGGCATAAACTGATTCATGCGGAAAATCGCGCGCAATTAGAGCGTGCTATTCGTGCCCAGCGCCCGATTGCCGCGGCCGAAGAAAAGGAAATCACTGAGTTGCACGATCAGGGCTGGACAGTGCATACGCTATCGATCTGGTTTTATCGCAATGCCGGTATCGTTCGTCGCTCTATCCGTAACCAAGGCGGCACAGTATGAGCCACTTCCAACTCAGCGAAGAACAAGAACAATGCATTTACCACGCGCGCTATACGCTGCAACTGGTCAGCGATCTGGTTGATGCGATTCCCGATAAAACTATCGTACAGATTGACCCGCGCGGCCTGTCGGCGTTACTGGTTGCAGTGCAAAGCCAATTGCCGACCGACAAGGATATGCCGTTTGTAGCCGGCTAATCTATCCGGGGCGGAGTCATCCGCCCCAACTCCCTCTCTCCATTAAAACCCCTCTTCCGAACTGCTTCGGATGCCCGCTAAACCCCTAACTCCATAAACTAGCCCCACTATTCAAAAGGGGGCTTTATGAGCAATCGCCGCACTGCTGCGCACATCAAATTTTTGGTCATCCATTGCGCCGCCACGCCCAACGGCAAGCCGTTCACGGCGGCGGACATTGACAGTTGGCATAAACAACGCGGTTTTACTCGCAATATGTCGCTGTTTCCTCACCATGCACCCACGCTGAAACACATCGGCTATCACTTCGTCAATCGCGTTAACGGTGTCGCTGAATGCGGCCGCTATGAGCTGGAAACCGGAGCACACTGCATCGGCTATAACACTAACGGCATCGGCATCTGTATGGTCGGCACCGACGCTTTCAGTCCGGAACAATGGGCGACCCTCAAAACTCAAGTTGAGATTTTCAAGAAACGCTACCCCGGCATCACGGTAATAGGGCATCGCGATACCTCGCCCGACACCAACCGCAATGGCCGCGTTGACCCGCAGGAGTGGCTAAAAACGTGCCCCGGCTTTGATGTGGCGGCGTGGTTGGCGGGCGGCATGGCTCCTTTGGTCGGGCATATTTTGCCGGGGAGTCATTAGCATGATGGCTTTTATTTTATCGTTATGCCGGGTGTTGATGGCAGGCGAATCGCTGGCTAATCCGGCAATCTGGAAGAACCGGCAGCAGGCGGTTAATGCTTTGGTGATTATTGCTGGGGTGATGTCGCCCTTGCTGTCGATGCTGGGTTTAACCGCTGATGATGTACTGACGTTGGTGACCGGCATTGCGATTATCGGCGGCTTTGTTAATGGTTATTTAACGGTAGCGACGACCGACAAGATCGGCTTTCGCTGCTCGCGAGGCGAGTCATGATGATTTTGACGGGTATCGGGCTGATTGTATTGCTGGCTGCCATTATCGTGGCGCTGGGCTACCGTGGCAAGGCCAAGGCCGAGCAACACCATGCCGCGTTGCAACAGCAGCGCGCCGAGGCTGCGGAGTCTGTCAATAACAATCGCCAGCAGCTGGATACGGCGCTGAAAACTATCCACGAAACCCACCGCAAGGAAACACTCGATGCTACAAACCCGACACATCTGGCTGAGCGCTCTGATTTTGCTAACGCTTGGTCTGGCGATGACCGGCTGCACGACGCCGGAACCGGTACGGATCATGCTGCAAGCGCTGCCGCTGCCGGCGCGACCGGTACTGCCGTCCATTCCGTCAACCGACCTGATCTGCGTTAGTGATGCTGTTTATGAGCGGCTGGCTACACGCAACCGGCTGCTGCGGCACTATGCGGAAGAGCTCGAAGTCATTATTAAATCAACGACTGCCAGAAATAGCGGAAGTGCCAGTACCGCCGGGAGCGGTACCGGTACGCATCAGATAAGGGATTCTCCGGATGACTGACGATATCGACCGCGCTAACGCTACGGCGCAATTTACTAATGATCTGGCTATCCGCCAGCATCTGATCGATCACGCCCTACCGCCTCAATGGGTCATCGACGGCATTGTCGAATGTCTGGATTGCGGTATTGATATACCGTCTGACCGGCTGGGCGCATTACCGAATTGCGTCCGCTGCATAGACTGCCAGTTCACACATGAAATCAGGAAAAAGCAATGACGATAAGCTCAGCGCAACGCAACGAAACTATCCGCTGGCTGATTCTGCTGACGATCAGCAGCGCCTGTCCGTCCGGCACCCATGAAAACGCCCTCGTGCCGGTTATTAAATCTCAGTACCCGGATGCAGATTTAGATGAGGTGCGCAGCAACATGGAATACCTGGTGCGCGGCGGTTTAATTCTGCTGGATATGTCGTCTACCGGCCCTTGGTTTTGCATGATGCGCAATGAGGGCATGCGCTTTGTTTATTATGCGACGGATGTTTTGCCGGGTATTGCCCGGCCTATCAAGTCCCCGGTTCAGGCGTTGTCGGCATGAGCGCGGGATATGAATTAGCCAAATTCTGGTTTGACGTGATTCAGACGCTGCTGATTGCTGCTGTAGGCATTATGAGCTGGCTGAATAATCGTCAGCGCATCACCAGTGCGACCATTACCACTCTGGAGAACAGCATTGATGATCGCCTGGATGGGCAATTGGAACGCTTGACGCGGCTGGAACAGGACGTAAAACATGCTCCCGATCATAATGACTTCAAGCGCGTGCATCAGCGGCTGGATACGCTAAACGGCGAGATCAAGGAAATGAAAGGCGAATTCCATGCGATCAGAAATACGCTGAATACGATCCATCATCATCTAATGAATAATAAGTAGGTATCCCATGAGCAGTTACTCTGATCTGATTGTCGCCAACCGCCGCCTGGCACTATTGAGCCTGTTGAATGCCGCGAATGCCTATACGTTGCATGAGGTTGATTTAAAAAAGGCCTTGTCCAGTCGCGGCCAGGCCGCCTCTACCGACCTGGTGCGCGCCGATCTGCAATGGCTGCACGAGCAAGGGCTGGTACTTGCTAAGCAGCCGGACGGCATTTGGCTGGCTACGCTGACCGCCCGAGGCGGCGATGTTCAGCAGGGGCTGTCAGTGGTTCCCGGCGTTGCGCGGCCGGAGCCTATTTAATGGCACCGCGTCCGGCTATTGCCTTATTGCCCGCTGCGGTAGTCGAGCAATTAAATGCCCGTTTGGTCGATCAGGCATTTAGCGATTATGACGGTCTGACAAGCTGGCTTCAGGAGCAGGGCTATCAAATCAGCAAAACGGCGGTGTGGCGGCATGGCTCGAACTTGCAAGCCAAGATGGAAAAATCCATGGCTCGCGCCCGTGAGCGCATGGAGATTGCCAAGGCCTTGCGCGGTGCGTCGGACGATGAAAAAGCGGCCCTGATGGAAGCCAACGAAATGGTAGCCATGGATCAGATCATGGACATGTTTGAGGAGGTTGACGGACTGGAGATAGCGGACAGAATGGCGGCTATCCCAAAGCTGGTGCGGGCTATTGCGGATTTAAACCGGTCGGCGATTGGCAGCGCCAAGTGGAAGCGAGAGTTTGAGGCGGAGATACGCAAGCTGGAGCGTGAAGAGTCGGCGCGCTTGGCTACGACTGCGGCCAAAGCCGAAGGTGTATCCGAGCAAGGCGTGTTGCGCATCCGCGAAGCTCTGGGTATAGCTGTATCATGAGTGTTAAGCGCGGCAACGCCAAGGTTATCCCGCCTAATCCTGACGGCATCTTCCTGGCTGGCCAGGAGCTCTGGATTAAGGACAACTCCCGGCTAAAACTGATGGAAAAGGCCCGCCAAATCGGTATCAGCTGGTCTACGGCTTATGCTGCTGACGAGCGTACTTCGATGGCGGGCGGTAAATGGGATCAATGGGTCTCAAGCCGCGACGATCTGCAAGCGCGGCTGTTTATTGAAGACTGCAAGATGTGGGCGAAGGTGATGAGCATCGCCGCCGCCGATCTGGGCGAGCGGGTCATTGATGAGAAGACCAAATTAACGGCCTATGTGCTGGAGTTTGCCTCTGGCCGCCGCATCCATTCAATGTCCAGTAATCCGGACGCGCAGGCTGGTAAGCGCGGCGGGCGTATCCTGGACGAGTTTGCATTGCATCCCGATCCGCGCAAGTTGTGGAGCATCGCCTATCCGGGTATCACCTGGGGCGGCTCTATGGAGCTGATTTCCACCCATCGGGGCAGTCATAATTTTTTCAATCAGCTGATCCGCGAAGTCCGCGAGAACGGCAACCCCAAGAATATCAGTCTGCACCGGATGACCTTGCAGGATGCGCTCGACCAAGGCTTTTTATTCAAGCTGCAAAAGTCACTCCCTGCTGAGCATGAAGTACATGCTATGGATGAGGCGGCGTATTTCGATTTTATCAAGTCCGGTTGCGCCGATGAGGAAAGTTTCCGCCAGGAATACATGTGCGATCCGGCCGATGATGGTTCGGCGTTCCTGGAATACGACCTGATTGCCGGTTGCGAGTACGGCAGCCATGAGGTTTGGGAAGTCGATCTGGAAGAATCCAAGCGACGCGGAGCGAAACTGTTCGCCGGGCTGGATATTGGCCGCAAAAAGGATTTAACGGTGCTGTGGGTGTTTGAGCTGCTGGGCGACGTGCTGTACACACGCAAGATTATCGAGCTGCAAAACATGTCCAAGCCGGATCAGGAAAAGGTGTTGTGGCCGGTGATGGCGCTGATGGAGCGTACCTGTGTTGACTATACCGGTCTGGGCATCGGTTGGGGCGATGATGCGCAGCGGGCGTTCGGTGAATACCGCGTGGAGCTGGTGACGTTTACCAATCGGATTAAAGAAGAACTGGCTTATCCGGTGCGCGGGCGCATGGAGGATAAGAAGATACGCATCCCCTATAAACCGGCTATCCGGGCTGATTTGCGCGCTGTGACTAAGGTTGCGACCGCTGCGGGGAACGTCAGGTTTACGGCGGAACGGTCTGAAAACGGCCACGCGGACAGGTTCTGGGCGCTGGCGCTGGGGGTGCATGCGGCGTCTACGCCTGCGTCGATGATTGAATACACGCCCATACCCAGCAAAGACGATAGGTATTGGGGAAAAGACGATTTGAATATTAGCCAAAAAGGGGCCTGGTAATGAGTTTAATCACAGATTGGCTGGTATCGAAGCTGACACCGGCCGCCGTTAAAGCGCGGCAGACCGATTCGCCGACGTCGGCCCTATTGCACCGCGAATTTGCCGAGCATCCGTCTAAAGGACTCACTCCGGCACGTCTGGCCTCGCTGTTTATTGAAGCTGAGCAGGGTAATTTGCAGGCCCAAGCGGAGCTGTTTATGGATATGCGCGAGAAAGATACGCATATCGGCGCTGAGTTGAGCAAGCGGGAAATGGCGGTCAAAAAACTGGACTGGGAGCTACGGCCGCCGCGCGATGCTTCGGCAACTGAAAAAAAGCACACTAAACTATTGCAGGATCTGATTACCGATGAGCTCGATATCGGCAATTTGCGTATGGATGCGCTGGATGCGATCGGTCACGGCTATTCGTGTATCGAGCTGGGCTGGGGGCGTACTGCGGCGGGGTTGTGGTTTCCTAATCAGGTCGAGCACCGTTCGCCGACCTGGTTTATTACGCCGCCGGATCAACGCAATACCTTGCATTTACGCGATAGCGGTACGGTATATGGAGTACCGCTGCAACCGTTCGGCTGGATTCCGCATTTTCATAAGTCCAGGGCTGGGTATATCGCCAGATCCGGTTTGTTTCGGGCGCTGGCTTGGCCGTATTTGTACAAAAATTACTCGGTGCGGGATCTGGCCGAGTTTTTGGAAATTTACGGTTTGCCGATTCGGGTGGGCAAATATTCGCCGACGGCCTCTGATAAAGAAAAGCGCGATCTGCTGCGCACGGTGCTGAGTATCGGCCACAATGCGGCGGGGATTATTCCCGACACGATGCAGCTGGAGTTGCAGCAGGTGATGGCCTTGGGCAATGCCGATTCGTTTATGGCGATGGTCAATTGGTGCGAGGCCAGCCAGTCCAAGGCTATTTTGGGCGGTACGCTGACCAGTTCGACCGGCGCTAACGGCAATCGCTCGCTGGGCGATGTGCATAATGAGGTCAGGCTGGATATTAGGGACGATGACGCGACGCAGTTGGATCAAACGCTGAGTAGTTATCTGGTTTATCCGATGGCGATGCTGAACGGGCTGTTTGCGGATAATCGTTGTCCGAGCTGGGTTAGCGACACTCAGGAGCCGGACGATTTACAGTTGTATGCCGATGCGTTGCCCAAGTTGGCTAATGCAGGAGCCAGGATTCCATTGCGTTATGTCAATTTAAAACTAAAAATACCGGAGCCTGAAGATGATGAGCCTATTTTGCAGCCATCGCGTAGTGCTAATGCTCCGGCGCAAGACGGTCAGGCTGCAACTGGGTTGGCCGGTGTAATTACGAAGACCTCAGAATACATAGCTGCCGCTACCCAGAGCCAACCTGGGCGGGTGGATAATCCTGCCCAGTTGGATGATTCTGTAGATGCGCATACGGCGCTTCTGGCCGCTAATGCTGCTGATCCGCTAAAAGCTTGGCTGGATAGCATTCAAAATATGCTAAATGATGCTGATAGCCTGGAAGCGTTCCAAGCGGCGCTGGTTAATGGCTATGGTCATTTGCCGTCCGATAAAATGACTAAAGTGATGGGTGTGGCGTTTGCTGCGGCGGATTTAGCCGGGCGGTTTGATGTACGTGAAGGTCGTTAAGATGAAAATTGGCGTTTTATTCAATCCATGTGCGTTTTGGATTGGTGCTCATTACTCTATATTTAACAGGCGTGTCTGTATCAATGTGCTGCCGATGCTGACAGTATGGATTGCATTTAAAGGTGGGGTAGTACCTAAATGCCAGAGATAACGCCACTTGATAGCGCCGCAAATGCAGCGGCAATGCAGGCTGTTTTTGCCTTGCCGTTTGTCGAGCAGATTGCTTTTTTTAAGGACAAGCTGAATCTGCCTACCCAATTCTGGGATGATATTTTAACAGCGGCGCATGACCGGGCGTTTGTAGTGGCCGGGGCAACCAAGGCGGAGTTGTTGACCGATTTAATTACTGCGGTGCTGGCCGCGATTCAAGACGGCGAAACCATCAACGCCTTCCGCAAGCGCTTTGATGATATCGTTAAAAAACACGGCTGGAGCTACAACGGCGAGCGCGACTGGCGTACCCGGGTTATCTATCAAACTAATTTGAGCAGCAGCTATAACGCTGGTCGCTGGGCGCAGTTGCATGATCCTGACCTATTAAAGAGTAGACCGTACTGGAAGTATCTGCACAACGATACGGTAATGCATCCGCGCCCGTTGCATCTGGCGTGGTCGGGTACTGTACTGCGTTTTGATGATCCGTGGTGGACGACTCATTTCACGCCCAATGGCTGGGGCTGTCGGTGCCGGATCACTGCGGTAACAGCTGATGAATATCCAGGCATTGCCGCGCCGGATAACGGTACTTACAGGCACACCGACCGCAACGGCAAGGTTCACACTATCCCACAGGGCATTGATTACGGCTGGGATTACGCGCCTGGCGCATCGGCTTACAAGCCGGATCTATCGCGCTACCCTAAACCGATTGCCGATGCATTATCGGCGGATTTGGTAAGGCGATGATTGATATTGATATTGTTTTTGATGATGCCGAGGTGATGGCGGCGCTGCATCGACTGTTGGAGCGGACGGGCAATATTCGCCCGGCGCTGGTTGACATCGGCGAGGAGGTGACGGAACAAACCAAACGTCGGTTTGAGACTACAACCGGGCCTGATGGCGAGCATTGGGCGGCTAATAGTCAGGTTACGCTGGATCATAAACCCGGCAATAGGCCGCTGACTGGGGTAACTGGCTCATTGATGGACACTATCCGTTATCAACTAGATGGTGATTTCGCCGTTTTGATAGGCAGTAATAAAGATCAGGCGGCAATGATGCAGTTCGGCGGCACTAAAGCGGAGTTCCCCAATTTATGGGGTGATATTCCTGGCCGTCCTTATCTGGGTATCTCTGACGCGGATAAGGCAGAGATTCTCAGTATTATTCAGCGTCATTTGGATTTATGAATATTTGAGAGAAAGACGGTGCGACCATTAGTGGTGCTGTAACACTATTAATGGCCACCTTCAGCAGGAAGCGCCTGCGTTTGGCCTAGGCACCGTGCTGTGCACACAGCGGACTTAGGTTATCACGCGAGTTCGATAAAATGGAAATAGTGCGATGTGGACATTGCAGAAAGAAGTTGGCTGAAGCTGAGTTTATTTGGCTATCAATCAAGTGCCCTCGATGTGGGGTAATGAATCAACTGAAGGCCATAGAGCCTCTCATCAGCACGCCCAGAGCGTCAAGCGATAAAGAGGTTTAAATGACTAATCCAATTATTCCCTGGGTAGGCGGCAAGCGGCGCTTGGCTAAATACATCTTGCCAATGTTTCCTATGCATCGATGTTATGTTGAGCCGTTTGCAGGTGGGGCCGCGCTGTTCTTCATTAAAGAACCGGTTCGCGTTGAGGTTATCAATGATATCAACGGCGAATTGGTTAATCTGTATCGGGTGGTGCAGAATCATTTAGAGGAGTTTGTCCGGCAATTCAAGTGGTCGCTGGTCAGTCGTCAGATGTATAAGTGGCTAAAGCTGACGCATGTTGAAACGTTGACTGACATACAAAGGGCAGCAAGGTTTTTCTATCTGCAAAAAATGGCGTTTGGCGGTAAGGTATCCGGTCAGACATTTGGTACGGCTACGACTACCGCGCCCAGGCTTAATTTACTACGGATTGAAGAGGAGTTGTCTGCCGCTCATTTGCGGTTATCCCGCGTGTACATTGAGCATTTGGCGTGGGATGACTGTATTATCAAGTATGACAGGCCGCACACTTTATTTTACTTAGACCCGCCGTACTGGGGGACTGAGGGTTATGGTGTTAATTTTGCATTTAGCCAATACGAAAGGATGGCTGATCTAGCCAAATCAATCAATGGCAGCATGATTATATCGGTTAACGATATTCCCGAGATGCGGCAGGTTTTTTCTGGTCTTTCGATGGATAGTGTCGATATCACTTATACGGTAGGTGGTAAGCAAGGTAAAGCTGCAAAGGAGTTGATCATCACTAATTTTTAA